ATGGCCGGAACGGGGGAGGGCGCGCGGTGGACGCAGGCGCGGCGACGGCAATTCCTGGCGGCGCTGGCGGTCAGCGCGGATGCGGGCGTGGCGGCGCGGGCGGTGGGAGAGACGCTGGGCGCCGTGCGCGGGTTGCGGCGACGCGATCCGACCTTCGCGGATGGCTGGGCCGAGGCGATCGGCGCGGCGCACGCGCTGGTCGAGGAAGGCCTGCTGCGCCGGATGCTGACCCTGTTGGCCCAGGGTGGGGAGGAGGGCGGAGAGGCCGGTGCGGGGACCACCGGCCTCTCCATCACCCCGCCGCTCTCGGCCACCGAGGTGCAACTCTATCTGAAGCTGCTCGCCCGACGGGATGCGCTGGCGCAGGCCGGTGACGGGGCGAACGCGGCGGCGCGCGCCGATGCGGCGGAAACCGATGCGGCGCTGGAACGCGCGCTCGACGGCCTGGCGCGGCGGCGGTTGAAGGGGATGGCGTGATGGCGGGAGAGGATGCGGCGACGCGGCTCGCCACGCTGGCGATGCTGGAACCGGAGGCGCGGGGGCAGGCGCTGGCGGCGCTGACCCCGGCGCAGAAGCGCGAGCTGGTCGAGCGATGGGAATTATGGGCGCATGACGGACAGATCGCGCCGCCGGGCGACTGGCGGGTCTGGCTGATCCGCGCGGGGCGCGGCTTCGGCAAGACGCGCGCGGGGGCGGAATGGGTGAGTGCCCTCGCCCGCGACAATCCGGGTGCGCGGATCGCGCTGATGGGGGCGACCCTTCGCGATGTCGAGCGGGTGATGGTGCGCGGCGAAAGCGGCCTGCTGGCGGTGGCGCGCAAGGGGGAGACGCCGCGCTGGATCGGCAGTCTGGGGCAGGTGCATTTCGCATCGGGCGCGATCGGCTTCGCCTATTCGGCGGCGGCGCCCGAGGCTTTGCGCGGGCCGCAGCATCATGCGGCCTGGTGCGACGAACTGGGCAAATGGAAGGGGGAGGCCGGGTGGGACAATCTGATGATGACGCTCCGGCTGGGGGAGCGCCCCCGCGTGCTGGTCACGACCACGCCGCGCGCGACGCCGCTGATGCGCAAGGTCATGGCGCTGCCCGATTGCGTCGAGACGATCGGGCGGACTAGCGACAATGCGCATCTGCCCGACAGCTTCCAGGACGCGATGCTGGCGCAATATGGCGACACGCGGCTGGGTCGGCAGGAACTGGACGGCGAGATGGTCGACGACCGCGAGGGGGCCCTGTGGACCCGCGCGCTGCTCGACCGGCAGCGGGCGAAGACGGTGCCCGCGCTCGACCGGGTGGTGGTCGGCGTCGATCCGCCCGCGACCAGCAGCGGCGATGCCTGCGGGATCGTCGCGGTCGGGCTGGGCCGCGACGGCCATGGCTATGTACTGGAGGATGCGAGCGAGGCGGGGCTGTCGCCCGAGGGCTGGGCGGCGCGGGTCGCGGGCTGCGCCAGGCGCAACCGCGCGGACCGGGTGGTGGCCGAGCGCAACCAGGGCGGGGATATGGTGGAGAGCGTGCTGCGGCTCGCCGACCCGACCCTGCCGGTGCATCTGGTCTATGCCTCGATCGGGAAAGCCGCGCGGGCGGAGCCGGTGTCCTTCCTCTATGCGCAGGGGCGGGTGTGGCATGCGCGTAGCTTCCCCGCGCTGGAGGACGAGCTGTGCGGGCTGGGTGTGGCGGGAGCCTATGATGGGCCGGGCCGCTCGCCGGATCGCGCGGACGCGCTGGTCTGGGCGCTGACCGAGTTGATGCTGTCGGGCCGGGGGCCGCCGGGGATACGGAATTTATGAGGTCAGCTTTTCCTCCCCTGCAAGGGGAGGTGGCAGGCCGAAGGCCTGACGGAGGGGTGTCCTGGTTGGAGATGTGGGACTGTCTTCGCGGGCGGTGACACCCCTCCACCATCCTGCGGATGGTCCCCCTCCCCTTGCAGGGGAGGAATGGTTTTCGAGGAGATTCGACGATGAGGATGTTCGGTCGCAAGGCCGGGCGGGGGGCTGCGCGTCCCTTGCTCGGGCTGGGCTTGGCCCGGTCGGGGGTGCCGCTGACGGGGGCGGCGCCGTCCTATGAAAGCCAGGTGCGCGAGGGCTATCTGCGCAACCCGGTGGCGCAGCGCGCGGTGCGGATGGTGGCGGGCGGACTGGCGGAAGCACCGCTGGTCGCCTCGCACCCCGAGCTGGTCGCGCTGGTCGCGGCGCGCAGCGAGGGGCAGGCGCTGCTGGAGACGGTCGCCACCCATATGCTGCTGCACGGCAATGCCTATGTGCAGCTATTGCGCGACGGCGAGGGCGCGGTCGTCGAGCTGTTCGCGCTGCGCCCCGAACGGGTGACGATGGAGCTGGACGCGAGCGGCTGGCCCGCCGCCTATCTCTACCGCGCAGGGGGTCGGGTGACGACGCTGCCGGTCGATCCGGTCCGGCCGCAGGTGGTGCATCTGAAAAGCTGTCACCCGCTCGACGATCATTATGGGCTGGGCTGTCTGGGCGCGGCGGCGGGGGCGATCGCGATCCACAATGCGGCGGCGACGTGGAACCGCGCGCTGCTCGACAATGCGGCGCGGCCGTCGGGGGCGCTGGTCTATGATCCGGGCGATGGCTCGACCCTGACGCCCGACCAGTTCGAGCGGCTGCGCGCCGAGATGGAGGGGTTCGCGGGCAGCGGCAATGCGGGGCGGCCGCTGCTGCTCGAAGGCGGGCTGAAGTGGCAGGCGATGAGCCTGACCCCGGCGGAGCTGGATTTCATTGCCGCAAAGTCGTCGGCGGCGCGCGAGATCGCGCTGGCCTTTGGCGTGCCGCCGATGCTGCTCGGCCTGCCCGGCGACAACACCTATGCCAATTACCGCGAGGCGAACCGCGCGCTGTGGCGCCAGGCGATCCTGCCGCTGGCGGCCGCGATCCTGAGCGGTCTGTCGCAGGGGCTGGCGGGCTGGTTCGAGGGGGCGAGCCTGTCGGTCGATGTGAATCGCGTCACCGCGCTGGCCGAGGAGCGGCAGATGCTGTGGCAAATGGCGGCGAGCGCGGACTTCCTCGATCCGGCGGAGAAGCGCGCCATGGTAGGTCTGTCATGAGCGGCGACGTTCTGGCGCGGCTGCTGGCGCAGGCGGCGGACAGCGGTGCGGACCTCGTGACGCTGCGCGCGGTCGCCGAGGAGGCGGGCGAGCTGGGCGCGACGCGCGCGCTGACCCGGCTGGGCCTTTCGGACGCCGAGGCGGCGGGGGATGTCGCGGAACTGCGCGAGCTGCTGACCGCGTGGCGCGAGGCCAAGTCGTCGGTGTGGAAGAGCATGGTCGGCTGGATCAGCCGGTTGCTCGGCGCGCTGCTGCTGGCGGGAATCGCGATGCGGCTGGGGATGGAGGACTGGCTGAAATGAGCCTTTCCTTCACCGGCTATGCCGCGATCTGGGACCGGATGGACCGGGTCGGCGACGTCATGCGGCGCGGCGCATTCGCGGGCGCGGGGCGGGTGCCGCTCCTCTGGCAGCATCGCGGGGTGGCGATGGGGCGGATCGAGTCGCTCGTCGAGGACGCCACCGGGCTGGCGGTCGCGGGCGTGGTCGAGGACCCGGCGCTCGCCGCGCTGGTCCGGTCGGGCGCGGTGGCGGGGCTGTCGGTCGGTTATCGGCCGCGCGTCGTCCACCAGGGCGCGGCCCGCGCGATCCTGTCGGCGGAACTCATCGAGATCAGCCTGGTGACGGTGCCGATGCAACCGCTCGCCCGCGTGAATCACCTTTCAACCAAGGGGAATTGATATGGACGTGATCGAACGACCCGTGCTGGACGGCGCGCGCGACAAGAGCGACGGCGCGTTCGGCGGCTATGTGCGCAGCGGCACCACCGTCGAGCTGAAGGCCTTTACCGGCACGACCGGGGACAGCGGCGGCTTTGCCGTCCCGCGTGAGATCGATGCGGCGATCGCCTCGGTCCTGAAGACCGTCTCGCCGATCCGGGGCATCGCCAATGTCGTGGCGGTGGGATCGGCGGGCTATCGCAAGCTGATCACCACCGGCGGCACGCCGTCGGGCTGGGCGAGCGAGACGGCGGCGCGGCCCGAAACCGCGACCCCCGCCTTTGTCGAGCTGGCGCCGCCGATGGGCGAACTCTATGCCAATCCCTCGGCCAGCCAGGCGATGCTGGACGATGCGGCGTTCGACGTCGAGGGTTGGCTGGCGGAGGAGATCGCCACCGAGTTCGCACGGGCCGAGGGCCAGGCCTTCATCACCGGATCGGGCGTCAACCGGCCGCGCGGCTTGCTGACCAGCCCGATATCCTCGGCCCGGGACGGCACCCGTCCCTTCGGCACGCTGCAATATCTGGCGAGCGGGGCGCCCGGCGCGTTCGGGCCCGCCCCCGACGAACGGCTGGTCGACCTGATCCAGTCGCTTCGTGCGCCCTATCGCCAGGGGGCGTGCTTCGTGATGAACGCCGCGACCTCGGCGCGCATCCGCAAGATCAAGTCGGGCGACGGCCAGTTCCTGTGGGCGCCGGGGCTGGTGGCGGGGCAGCCCGCGACGCTGCTCGGCTATCCGGTGGTCGAGGCGGAGGACATGCCCGACATTGCGGAGAATAGCTGCGCGATCGCGTTCGGCAATTTCCGGCTCGGCTATCTGATCGCCGAGCGTGCCGAGACGGCGATCCTGCGCGATCCGTACAGCAACAAGCCGTTCGTCACCTTCTACGCCACGCGGCGGGTCGGCGGCTGTGTCAGCGACTCGGAGGCGATCAAGCTGATGAAGTTCGCAACGAACTGACCCCTCGGAAAAATCGGGGCAGCCGGCAGGCGGCTGCCCCGTAGTTCAGGGAGGATGCCGGACCCGGCCGGGGGGCGCGGGGTCGGCATGGCCGGTGCCCAAGGGGGAGGCGGGCAGCGGCTGAGCAGGTCTCTGCTCCCCAAGTGTGACGATCATATGTCGCGCCTGTCGCAACTTGTATCGGTGAAGGAGAATTCATGATGAGCGGGACGATCGAGCCCATGCCGCCCGCATGTCTGGCGGCGGCGGCGGGCGCGGTGCGCGCGCTGTTGCGGCTGGACGAGGGCAATGAGGCGGCGCTGGTCGAGCGGGTCGCGGGCGTCGCGCTGGGTCTGGCCGAATCCTTTTGCGGGCAGCTGCTGATCGCGCGAGTCGTCGAGGAGCCGGTGACGGCGTCGGTCGCGTGGCAGGCGCTATCGGCGACGCCGGTCGGCGCGATCCTGTCGGAGGGCGAGGGGGCGATAGACCGTGATGGTCGTGGCTGGGTCCGTACCGGCGCGGCGATCACGGTGCGTTATCGCGCCGGGCTGGCAGCGGACTGGGCGGGCCTGCCGCCCGAGATCGCGCATGGCGTGGCGATCATGGGCGCGCATCTGTTCGACAATCGCGAGGCCGCCGCCGTGCCGCCCGCGGCGGTCGCGGCGCTGTGGCGGCCCTGGCGGCGGATGCGGCTCGATATGCCGAGGCGGTCGTGACCGCGCGCGAGGCGCTGCGCACCGGCCTGTTGACCGGCCTGCGCACCGTTTTGCAGCCGCTGGCGGTGACGGTGTTCGACGCGGTCCCGGTGCGCGGCGGCGTCCCGCAGGCGGTGCTGGGCGAGCCGAGCGACAGCGACTGGGGCGCGGCGGGGATCGAGGGGCGCGAGCTGCGCGTGACCGTGACGTTGAGCGACGAGGGCGAACAGCCCCGGCGGCTGCGCGCGGCGATGCAGGCGGTCGAGGGGATCGCGCTGCCCGCCGCGCTGTCGGACGGATGGCGGGTCGCGGGGCTGGCGGTCATCGCGACCCGCATGGCGAAGACGGGCGCGCGCTGGACCGCGAGCGTCGAGTGGCGCGCCCGTTTGTGGCGCGCGGGACAATAAGGGGGGACATCATGGCGATCGAAAAGGGAAGCGCCTTTCTGCTCAAGATCGGCGACGGGGCCGAGCCGCCCGCCTTCGCGACGATGGCGGGGCTGCGCACGACGCAGCTGTCGATCAACGGCGAGACGGTGGTCGTGACGAACAAGGATTCGGGCGGCTGGCTGTAGCCGCGCAAAAAATCCGAGCAAAAATTCGGGCAAACGAGCAATAATTCAGCGAGCCGCCGCCTGAACCTGATCGTGGAGCTGGTCCGATTGCAGCCGCGCATCGGCGTAGAGCTTCGCCAGCTCGACCTTATCGGCATCGCTGACAAGGGCCATGAAACCCTCATACAAGCGCATTGCAGCCGGGGTTACAGCGCCGAGGATTTCGATCGCCTTGAGGATCGTCGCCAAGTCCATGGTCAGCATCCCCGCCGGATCAGCAACGTCGTGATCGCCTCGCGCGCCGTCGCCACCTGGGACAGGAAGACGGGATCGGCGCGGTCATAGGCGGTCCGCGCGGCCTTCACCTGCCGGAACGCCATCTGGTCGAGGACCGCGACACAGCGCTTTTGCGCGGGGTTGAGCTGATCGCTGTGCATCGCCGCCAGCGCCGCGATCGCGGTCGCCTGATAGGCCAGCTCAACCGACAGCGCGGCCTGTTCGTTCGCCCGCCGGTCGCCCTGCATCGTGGCGCAGCCCGGCAAGGCGAACGCCATGACCAGCGCGGCCAGCGCCACCGTGCCCGGCACGATGCCGAGCAGCGCTTCCATGACGCGCTTCACCGGCCACCCCGCAAACGCTCGACCGACTTTGCCAGCGTATAGCCCGACGCCAGCGCCCCGATCAGCAAGACGATGTCGGTCGGGATGCCAGCGAGGAAGCCGGTCGACGCCTTCACCATCGCGTTTGCGGCATCGGGCGATACCATCGCGACCAGCCCGACCGAGGCCGCGCCGATCGTCGGGATCGCCATCAGCGCGCCGACGCACAGCGGCCGGATCGCGCGGGCAAGCGCGGTCATCCAGGCGGGCGCGCCCGGCCCCAGGTCGAGCGTGTCCAGGCTCGCGACCTCGCCGCCCAGGCGCAGCCCGGCGGCGAGGTCGGCGTCGAACGGGATCGGCGGCGGCAGGCCCGCCGGGTCGTGCGTCCCCGTCTCGAACGGCGAGGGGGAACCATTGTCGCGCAGCGGCGGGGTCATGCGGCCTTCCTGAAAATGACGGTGGGAAACTCGACACGCTGGGCCCAGCCCAGCACGAAATCCTCGTTCGCGGCGCGCAGCTCGGCCAATTCGACGTATCGCGCGCCCTGGAGCGCGTTGAGATAGGTCAGGACCGCATCGCGGCCGACCGCCCCCCGCCGCGCGATCAGCCCGCGCAGGGCGGTGGCGGTGGCGGGTCCGGCATTGCCGTCAACCTTCAGGTCGGGATAGTCGCGGCCCTGGCGGTTGAGGACGTTCAGCACGCGCTGGAGGAAGGTGACGGCGACGGCGACGCCCATGTTTACGCCCGTGTCGAACAGCTCGGCGGCGATGGCCCGGTCGACCGCCGCGATCCAGTCGAGCCCGATCCGATCCCAGTATAACCGCCGGTAGATCGACAGCGCCCGCGACTTGGGCAGATCGGCCATCGCGCCGGTATAGCCATCGGCGCGCGCCACGGCCTCGGTGATGCCCCATTGCGTCGCGCCGCCCCGGTCGGACGGATGGTCGCTGAAACCACCCTCGATGCCCAGGGTGTGGGCGGCGGCCTCTTCAAAGGGGGACAGGTTAGCCATGCACTCCCGATAGCCATTCGTCAGCCGGGCCGGGGGATGCGCTGGCGCATCAGGCCCAGTCGGTGATCGCCATCGCCAGCTTGGAGGTGCCATCGCTCTGGCGCTCGAAGGTTTCGAGCTTGGGGAAGCGCCCCCAGTGAATGCGCTCGTTCAAGCCGCTGGTCGCGGCCTCGTCCTCGATCACGAGGAAATCGCCGGTCGTGCCCAAATCAAGTTGCATCGCATAAAGCCGGTCGCGCAGATCGTCCGACAGGTCGACCATCGTCCAGGCAAAGCCGCCCGCGACCACGCCCGGTTCGCCGCCGAAGCCGCCAGCGGCCAGCCGATCGGACCGGCCGGTATCGACCAGCGGACGCCCCGACCCGAACTCATAGGCCGACCGCATGGCCTGGCCGACCACCGCGATCCCCGCCCGGATCGGCGCGGCGGCGGTGATGCGCAACTGGACGTAGCGCGTGAAAACGGGCGCAGGCAGGACGCACAGGCCATGGCGCAGGACCGGCGCGCGGCGGTAGCTGTGCGCGAAGGTGCCCGCGACCGCCGCGCCGTCCAGGCCGGGAACGACCGAAAAGCTGTCTGCGGCGGCGGCGTTCGTGAAGCCCAGGACGATCCGGTCGACGGCCTGCGCCTGCCCCAGATCGAGGACGATCGTCGCCTGCGCAGTGCTGGCCGCGAACGCCTCGCGCGGCGACGGCGTGGCAAGATTGCCCCGGCCCGCGCCAGCCGAGGACCGGCCGTCATCGACCGTGAAGGCCAGCGGATGAACGATCGACAGCATCAGGCCCCCACGCGCTTCAGCACGGTCAACGAGGTGGTATTGTTCTCCAGCTCCTGCGCCTCGATCACGAAGACGAGGTCGCCGGGCCGGTAGTCGAGGCGGTTGCAGTCTGCGGCGATGCAGCGCCCTTGCAGGTCCGACCGCGCGCCCTGGACGATCGCCACGTCCTCGACCAGCGGATAGCCGTAGAACGCGGCGAGCCGCACCCCCTCGGCCGCCGCGCCCGCCTCGGTGGCGAAGGGCGAGGCGGACGCGATGGTCCGCCCCTTGGGCCAGCGCGCCGCCGCCGCCGTGGCGACCGGCAACTCGCGCTGGTTCGCTTTGAGCTGGGCCGCGTAACCGGCGGCGACAGGCGCCTCGGTCATCGAACCTCCCTGTCGATGCGCTCCATCGTCGCGACGAGCGAGGCGACGTGGAACGACATATTGTCGTCGGCGGTGACGGTGTTCATCAGGTTGCGCAGGCCCGCCTCGACCGCCGCATATTCGGTCGTGCCGGTGACCTTGCGCAGTTCGGTCAGATAGGTGGCGCGCCGCGTGTCACGCTCCTGGCGTTCCTGTTCGTCCGCCCAGGCCGCGATCTTGCGCGACTCGGCGATTTGTTCGGCGGTGTATTCAGCCATGATGGTCTCCTGTTGGTGGCTGGGGTTGGCGTCCGTCACTGTTCGGTCTGGACGATGGAAATGCGCTGGGTCGCTTCGCCTGGACGGTTGGAGCCGTTCTGCGGGCCGGGGCCGGTGTTTCGCGTCACCAGACGGGCTGAATATTCGACGCTCGATCCGCCCGAATTGTCGGTGAAGGTCAGCGACCCGCCGATCGCCTCGCGATAATCGCCGGGTTCGTCGCTGCTATGTGCAGGATCGCGGTCCCATGATCCGGTTGCGTTCAGGGTGGCGACGTCTGCACCGTTGCGCGACAGGATGATTTGCGCGGAAAGGTCGTTGCCCGACGCCTCGGACTGGGGCTTGTCCACCCGCTGATACCATGCCCAGCTATAGCTAAGGACCACGACGCGCGATCCGCCGCGCGATCCGACAGTGCCGGTCGTCACGCTCGCATTGCTGGCGGTGCTGGTCGTCCCGATCGCGTTCTTGATCGTGCCAGCCGACAAGCTCCCGCCGAAATAGCTGCTGCCGTCGGTCTTGAGGTAATAAGACGCGTTGGACTCGGTGCAGTTGGCGAGGTTGTCCTGGCGCGGGCCGAACCATTCGATGAACTGGTTCGAGGAACCGAAGCCGGTCCCCATCACCTTCATCACCGACCCGTTGTCCATGATGACGCGGCCCTTGCCGCCGCGAAGATCGTTGGCGATCAGGACATTGCCGCCCTCGGCTTTCAGGGCGGCGATGGGTTGACCGTTGACGGTGTTGATGAGCGCGATCACGTCGGCGAGGAACGCGACGTTGGATGTCGGATTGCCGTTCGCGTCGGTCGCGATCATGCGAACCGTCGCCGCCGCGCCCGGAACGCTGACCGTCTTTTCCGCCCAGGCGGTGGCCACCTTGTTGCGCACATCGGCGATCGCCCCCTCGCTCGACTGGACCCGACCCTCCAGCGCACCCGCGCGCGCCTCGGTCGTGCTGACCCGGCTGGAAATGGCACTGTCTGCATTGGCACGAGCCGCCGCCTCGTCGGACAGCGCCGCACGCACCTGCGTGGTGCCCCCGTTGCTCCCCAGAACGGCCTTGCCGTTGAGCATCGGGATGTACTCGTCAATGAAAGCGTTCGGATCGTTGTCAGTGACGCCATTATAGAACTCGACGCCGTTGCCCTTGCCAGCCCCAGCGCGTCCGACCAGCACATAGGAAGAGCGGTATTTGAAGCTAGGCGAGAAAAACGCTTCACCCGCCCCGACGCGCCCCATCGCATCGTCCAGCCCGTTGTTGAAACGGTTGCTCTGTGGCTCGTCCGCAGTCGCGATAATAACGGTTTGGCCCGTGCCGATACCATTCAGGAGGGCCGCCATCTGGGCGGGGCCGGATGCGCCGTTTCCGAACACGTCGAACGTGTTCGCATAGCCGACATTGTTGCTGTTCGGATCGAAAACGATGACCAGATAGGATCGGCCGCCCGTCCAATAGGTATTTCCGTCAGGGGTGACAAAGCGAGTTTCACCAAACGGAGCATTGGAGGCCGACGCGCCGCGCGAGGTGACGCGAAACTGCGCCGGGGTACGGTTGACCACCGCCTCGGTCGAACTGACCCGCCCCGCAATGGCGCTATCCTGGTTGGCGCGCGTGGTCGCCTCGTCACGGATACGACCCGCGATGACGCTGTCCTGCGAGCCATTCAGCTGGGCCTCGGTCGATGCGACCCGGCCCGCAATCGCGCTGTCCTGATTGGCGCGCGTGGTGGCCTCGTCGGTGACGCGGGCGTTCGTCCGCACGTCGTCGGTGATCTCGCGAAAGAACCAGCCGGAAATCTGATAGCCGGATCCGCCCGGCATATTGTCGACGTTGATGCGCGGGCGCAGCCAGACGCGGTTCGGGTAAGCGCCCTGATCCCAATCGACGTAGATGTCGCTAGCATAGCAATAGAATGCGCTGTCAGGGATCGCTGCATAATATGACCGGGTGGCCTCGGGCGCGTTTGCCGAATAGCCTAAGAACTCGCCGACCGATTTATCCTGGTTGAAACTCTCCCAATACACGCGAGGGTTGCCGCCGTAGCCGTTCGGTGCCTGCCATTGCACGATCCAGAAGCCAGCCCGATACTTGCGCCCCTTTACGGCCCGAATAAGCCGGTCCGGGGCATCCATATATAGCCAGTGATTTCCGTCCGCAGGAACCTGAAAGCCTAACGCGGCTCCCTGGGAGCCATTCTCCCAAAAGATGCCTGAGTTCCGACCGGACCAACTGGTGTCGCTGCCCCAGCCATCGGATTTTCGCTCGAAGCCGGGAAAAATCGCCCCGCTCACGCTGTCGTTGAGCTTGCCGTAATTGGCTTCGGTGGTCGCGACCCGGCCCGCAATCGCACTGTCCTGGTTGGCGCGAGCGGCGGCCTCGTCACGGATGCGGGCCGCGATCACGCTGTCCTGATCCCCACGAAGCTGCGCTTCGGTCGAGGACACACGGCTTGCAATGGCGCTGTCCTGGTTCGCGCGGGCGGTGGCTTCGTCTCGGATGCGGGCCGCGATCACGCTGTCCTGGTCGCCGCGAAGCTGCGCTTCGGTGCTGGAAATTCGACCCGCAAGCGCACCGTCCTGATTGGCACGGGTTGTGGCTTCGTCCGTGATGCGCGCGAGAGTTTCGGCAACGGATGCCTTGCCCGTGCCGGGCGAGTACGGCGTCCATTCGTTCAGTGCATCGCTTGCGGGACCGACATAGGGCTGGGTGAACCACGCTACGCTATGACCACCACCTTCATCGGTCGGATATTTCCGAAGTGCCAGACGAACTGACACCACACCGTCTGGTATTTGACAGCGCTTGACGCCGGTATAGTCCCAGCCGGTCAACGCGCGACCGCCGTTGCCGCGGTTCGGGCTGAAATTCTCCCCCGCGTATCCCGCCCAGCCACCGTTTGCGTTGTAGAAGAACAGCGTGACCCATGCGCGACAACGGTGGTTTGATGTGCGGGCATAAGCTTGCAACCAGCTGCCCGCCTCTACCGCGATAGGGTCGCTAACGACCTCCATGTAATCGCGACCGACAACATGCTCGTTCAATGCAATGACGTTTTCACCAGCCGGGCGCCAGTCGTCGCCATTGCCGTTGATCGACCAGTCCCCTCCGTTCGGATTGTTGCCAAGCCCCCATCCGGCCAGCGTTGCCAAGGTCGTGTTCGGCACCCAGTTGCCCGCGCGGGAGGCGCGGGCCTCCACGGTCGAAACCCGACCAGCGATCGCGCTGTCCTGATTGGCGCGGGCCGTCGCCTCGTCGCGGATGCGGGCCGCGATTACGCTGTCTTGGTCACCGCGAAGTTGGGCTTCGGTCGATGAGACTCGCCCCGCGATGGCGCTGTCCTGGTTGGCGCGCGTGGTAGCCTCGTCGGTGACGCTCGCCTGGATGACCGTCAGGCCGGACTGGTCTCCCAGCTGAATACGGCCACCTGAGGCCGTGAACGGCAACTCCAGAAAGGCGGCGGGGTCATTGTCGACATTGCCGAGATAATGCTCGCGCCCGTTTCCCCGACCGATCCCCGTCCGGCCGAACAAGACATAGGCAGCACGGAAACTGAAGCTGGGCGACTCGTAACGAATGCCAGCCCCGATGCTCTGCATCGCCTGGAGGAGTGATGGCGTCAGGCGATTGGTTGACGGTTCATCGGTTGTGAAAACGACCACCGAACGACCGCCGGGAATGCTTTCGATGTAACGAGCCATGGCGGCTGCGTCATTGTCGCTGGTGTTCGGGCCGTTGTACTTCTGCTCGCCGCCTCCAAAGACGTCGAAGCGCTTGTGGCCCGCAATGTCGCTGCCGCCCAGGTCGAACCATGCAACGGTGTACGAGCGGCCCGCAAATGCCGCTGTGCTTCCATCCGGCCGATAGATACCCGCATCGCCAAATCCGGTGGGCAGAGATGCCGAATTGCCGCAGCTCTTGACCATCCACGTCGGGGCGCGCTGCGACAGCCCGGCCTCGGTCGTCGCGACCCGCCCGGCGATCGCGCTGTCCTGGTTGGCACGGGTGGCCGCCTCGTCACGGATGCGGCCCGCGATCACGCTGTCCTGATCCCCCCGGAGCTGGGCCTCGGTCGAGGTGACCCGGCCAGCAATGGCGCTGTCGGCCGCCGCCCGGTTGACCGCCTCGTCGGTGGTGGCGCTGTACGCCGCATCGGCCCGACCCTGCGCCTGCTGCGTCTTGGTCAGGAGGGTGCCTTCCTGCCCCTTGGCCCGCTCGATCTCGCTGGACAGGTCGCTGGCGACGGTCGACGCCGCCTGGCGTGCGGACGCGGCCTCGCTGCGCGCCGTCGCGGCGGACGCGCTGACATCCGAAACTGCGGTCGACAGGTCGGACCGGACCTTGGCCGTCTCGTCGCGAGCGACCGCGATGTCGCTCGATAGAGAGGCGCGGGCCGTCTCGATTTCCTTGCGCGCGGTGACGATCGCCGCCTCGTTCGCATCGATCGCGGTCGTGACCTGACCGGCGGGCCGACCGGCGACGGCGGCGGTGTCCTTGGCGGTATTCTTGCCGGTCACGTCCGCGCCTGGTTGCGCAGGCTGGAGGTCCGCCAGCTTCTGCCCGTCCGGGAAAGTGACATCGCCCGCCAGCACGGCGGCGCTGATCTCGCCGTCGCTGTGCACGCGGTGGTTCTTCTGGAAACCGACCTTCACGGTCGCGACCGGCGCATAGGCCGAGCGGCGTTCGACATCCTCGAACGCGATCGTCTCGACCGGATCGGCAAAGGCGATCGGCCGCAACGCGATCCGGCGGTCGGCGGTCACCGCCCAGGACAGCGAGGCGCGCAGGGTCAGCCGGTCGAGCATCTGGGCGGGCGTCTCGCTCGCCTGGTCCGCATGGAGCCCGGCCGGATCGGGGCGCAGGGCGACCAGCGCGGCCAGCCCGTCGACCGCCGGTCCCTCGGCCGCCGCCGAAATCGCGGCGGCGATGCCGGGGACCGTCTCGACATAGCCGCTCCCCAGCTCGCCGCGCAGGTCGGCGGTCAGGGTCGAGGGTTGCGTCCACCACTTCACGCACGCGATGGAGGGTGCGGCAGCGCATCCGCCTTCCTGCACCGTCGCGGCCTTCAGTGCCTCCAGCGTGGCGGCGACCGACCCGGCCCATTCGACCGTCGCGATCGGCACCGGCCGCCCCTTGTCCTTCACCGCGTCGAATGCGCCGAGCGGGCGGGCGGGGTCGCCGAACTCATAGATGTTCCAGGCCGCGAGCAGGACGCGACCCTCGACGTTCCAGCACCGGCCCCAGCTGCGCCGCTTGACCCGGCCCTTGGCCGCCGCGTCGCCCTCGATGCCGCCGGTCCCGGCAAAGCTGTCCTTGACCAGCGGTTCGCCCAGGCGGCCCGCCATGTCGGACAGGGTGAAGACGAACCGGCCCGCGCTGTTCGAGTATCCGGCGATCGTCCCGGACAGCTTCACGGTCCAGGCGGGCTCGCCGTCGCGGTCGTCGCCGATCGACACGGTGATGGCTGCGTCGTTCCAGATCAGGCCCGCCATCAGCGCGCGGGTCGAGGCCATGGCCGGGGCGAAGCCGACCGCCGACGCCTGCGCCACCGCGCCGCCGGTAAAGCCATCCTTGCCGAAACCGAGCGCGGCCTGGACACGCGGCAGGCTGACCACGCCCGCGCGCCAGTCGGCCAGCCCCTTGAACAGATAATGCGACCGCCCGCCGCCCGCGAGCCGGATGTCGACCGGGTTGCCGCTCGCGTCGCTGGGCCGCGCCTCGACAATGACCGTCCTCATTGTGCGTAATCCCGTGCGATAAGCGTCATGTCAGGGTCGACCGAGCGGGCGGCCTTGCCCGCGCCCTGGTCGACGAGCTGGCGAAGCAGGTCGTTCGTTTCCTGGGCGGCGGCGACGACCTGTTCGGTCAGGCTGTTGCCGGTCTGGATCGCGGCGGTCTGCGCGGCCTGGACGCCCGCCGCGCTGTTCACGCGGTTCGTCTCCAGGTCGACGATCGCCCGCGCCGCCTCGGCCGCCGATTTGCGATCGGCCGCATATTCCTCGCCGCCGGTCCCGAAGGCTTCCTTGCTGGTCGCCAGCAACTGGCGGTACAGCTCGGCCATGCGGTCGGCGGCCCCGGTCTTGCCTTCCTCGGCATCGGCGCGGGCGGTGGCGATGTCCGAAAGCAGCGTCTTGCGCCGATCGGCGGCCGATCCCTCGAACAGGTCGCCCGACGACAGGCTGGTCAGCAAATCCTTGAGACTGCCGACCCGCGAGCGCAGCGTATCGTCGAGCAGCTTGGCGCGTTCCTCGGCGTTCAGCTTTTCGACCTGGAGCAGGTCCAGGCCATAGGTCTTGGCGATCCGCACCCGGTCGGCCGCCGTCCGGTCGAACGTGTCGAACACGCTCTTGAGCTGGCCGGTCAGCCCGCCCAGCGATCGCTCCAGCGCCTGGACCTTCACCGCCTCGGCCACCGCCTTGTCGAGCGAGGACGAGGATTGCAGCGCCTTTGCAACCGCGCCCGTCACCTTCACCGCGCCGTCCGCGATCGCGTCGCGGATCGCGATCTCGATCGCGGCGGACTCGTCCTTGCCATTGTAGAGCAGCCCGGAACCCGGATGCTTGGCATCGACGCGCGAGCTGCCGGAGCCATCGACGCGGTAATAATCCTCGCGCTTGCCGATCGACACGTTGAACGACCCGACATCCGCGCCCAGTGCGTCGGCGATCTTCTGGATACCGGACTGGACCGACTTGGCGGTCCCGGACAGCGCCTCGGTGATCTTGCCATCGCCGCGCAGCGACGCCGCGCCATCGACCGAGCTGATCGTCGCGCTGCCGGATTTGGGCTTGTTGAACAGGTTGCCGACCAGACCACCGATCAGCCCCAGCGCCGCGCCAGCGCCGGGGATGCCGGTCAGGCCGCCGATCATGCCGCCGATCGCGCTGCCGGTCTGGTTGGTCTTGATCCCGACCAGTCCGGCGATGGAGGCCGCCGCCTGTCCCTCGAACGCGCCCGCCAGCCCCTTGCCCGCGAACTTGCCCAGGTTCTGGCCGATCTTCGACGCGGTTTCGGGGTTGGTGAACAGCCCCGTGACCTTGGTCGCGACCCCGCCGATCGCGCCCGCGAACAGTTCTTCCGGGCTCTTGATCCCACGGCGCGGCGCGGTGACGGTGACTTCCCCCGAAGTCCCGGCTTCCGGCGACAGGGCCGGACCGGCGGCGGTCGGCTGCTTCGCCAGCGCACCAGCCGCGCCGCTGGCCGCGCGGGTCAGCGTGTCGAGCGCGGTACTGGCCTGGCCGGTCCGCGTCGCCACGACATCGACCGCGTCGGCCATGCGGGCGGACGCATCCTCGACGACGCTGGTCCCGGTCACCCGGTCCTCCAGCTGCTGGAACAGGTCCCCGAACAGGCTGTCGACGATCTTCTCCGCCGACACACGGTTGAACGCCTGCATGAGCCGTTCGGGCAGTTTCTCCAGGCCGGAGTCGCCGGAGATGGTCGCGGTGATGAGGCCGCGAATATCCTGCAACCCGGCCAGATAGATGCGCTGGCGCTGGGCCATGCGTTCGAGCTGGCGATCCTGCGCGATCAGCGCCTGGGTGGTCGCAAGGACCGCGTCCTTCTGTTCCTGGGTCAGGGGCCCGCGCTGGCGCTCCAGCTGCTGGATCACGCGCAGCGCCTCGGCCTGGTCGCGGTGACCGTAAAGCAGTTGCTGGCCGACCTCGAACGCCTGTTGCTGGCTCTCGACGAAATCGGCGATCGGGCGGTTGAGCCCGTCGCGCACCACGCCCTTGGCTTCCTGTGCCTGGGCAATCAGCTCCTTGAACTCGGGCGGCTTCTTGCGCGCCAGATCGTCCATGATGTCGTCGAGCTGGCGAAGGGCGGCGTTCGCCTGGCGCACGGCGGGCGGCGTCCGGTCGAACTGGTCGGTGATGCCCGCGATGCGCGCGGCGGCATCGCGGCCGAACTCGTCGCGCGCCTCGGTGGATTTGGGCTTGGGTGGCTTTTTCGTCTTGGCGTCCCGGCGCAGCCCCTTTGCCAGTTCACCATCGTCCAGCGACCTATCAATCTGATCCGCAATCTGGTCATTCAGCGGAGCAGAGGCGCGCTTGACTATCGCGTTTAAAAACTCCCGCCGGTCGATTTTCAGGCCGGTGAAATCGAATTTTTCCGCCGCCTGGATAACGTCATTAGCCGTGGTCTTTCCAGCTTCCAAATCCTTGACCACAGCAGCGAGATTTCGTGCGTTCTGCGATCCGCGTGCTGATCCGTTGATTGCCCCCTTGATCCCCGCAAGTGGATCGGCGCTACCGAAGAGCAGGCCCTCACCCTCATAAAAGCCGCGCAGCCGATCCGATACGGAAACCGATCCGGCATCTGCGAACGTCTTGCGCGACTCTTCCCGATCCTTGGCCGCGCTGGCACGAAGGTTGATCGCGGTCAGCCGGGCATTCAAGACGAGCAGTTCATTCTGCTTCTTCAACTTGCCGCTGGTCAGGTCGAACATTTCGCCGAGGACGCTCTGCGCCTCCGACAAGCCATTCGCCCCCAGCTTCGCGGCCTCGGCCGCTTCCTCCGCCTTGAACAGGTTCTCGACGAAGGGGAGGATGACCGCCGCGCCGACGGTCAGGGCGATACCCCAGGGCCCGGTCAGGAACGCGCCGAACTTGCCTGCCGTCCCGGACATTTCGGACAGGGCATAGCCCATCTGCCCCAGCTGCTGGGTGAAGGACCGGACGATGTCGCCCGTCGTGACCGCCTGCAACCCGGCGTCACCGAATTGCTGGCCGAGGTTTCGGACGGCGAAGGCATTGCGACGACTTTCCGCCTCGGCTTCCCTGGTCCGGCGCGCGGCCTCCCGCTGCGCCTGGGCGAGCTTGATCGCGGCGATCGCGGCGGCGGCTTCCTCGCGTTCGGTTTCGTTGGTGGCGCTTGCCAGCCGGGCCTCGGCCGCCGCCAGCTCGGCGGCTTCGCGCTGCGCCTGGCCGCGCGCCTGGCTCTGCGCGTTGGTGGCGCGGGCCTGTCCGTTCGCCGCCTCGGTCGCCTGATCGGTGGCGGTCGCCAGCTGGCGCGACGCATCCGACGAGGTGTCGGCGGCGTCGGCCAGCGCATGGGCGGCCTGGGCGGTCGACCGTGCCTGCGTTCCCGTCCGCTCCAGCGCCTCCGCCAGCTGGCCGGTGTTGCCGACGCCCGCCTGGGACTGGGTCGCCAGCGCGGTCACCGCCGCGCGGGCGATGTCGGACGCCTGGGCGCTGCCCCGGAGCGATTGCGAATAGGCGTCCTCCGCCGCCTCGGCACGCTGGCGCGCCTGGGCCAGCTCGGCTGTGGCAGTGGCGATCGCCTTGGCGTCCCCGGCTGCACGGGTGCCACCCCCGCCGGGCGACAGGGTGATGGTCGGGTTTTCGGCGGTCAGCTCGACCCGGCCTTTCGCCTGGGCGAGCCGCGACTCGGCCGCCGTCACCGCCTCGCGCGCGGCGTCGCGTTCGGCGCGCGCCAGATCGGAGGCGGCGCGCGCGGCCTCGGCCGCCTTGGCGGTGGTGGTGCTGTGCGCGCGGGCGACGCGACCGGCGGCGGCGACCAACTCGTCGGCTCCGGTGGCGGCCCCGCGTGACTGGTCGGTCAGCTGCGCCATCGCGGCGGACGCCTGCTTGGCCGATCCGCCCAGCGTGACCGAGGACCGCGCGGTCGCCTCCAGCGCGGCGGACGCCTCGCGGCCCGTCCCGGCGACACCGGCCGCGCGCGAGGCCTCGCCGATCGCCGCGACCAGCTGGCGCGCCTGGACGGTCGCGCCCCCGGCGGCGGTGCCGATCCCGGCGATCGCGGTGGCGCTGTCCTTCGCCGCCCCGACAAGGCCGGAGCCGTCAGCCTTCAGTCGAACGGAAACGATCAGGTCGCGGCTCATGTCACGCCAGCGCGGTCAGGGCCGCGCGCTCCATCAATTGCAGGTCAAGGAAAAGGTCGGTCGTCATCGCGATCGACAGCATGTCGGCGGTCGGGCGGACAGCGGCATATTCCAGGCCGAGCCGCCCCCCCATCGCGTGGAACCGCCATTGGGAGGTCAGCGCCATGAACAGGGTGACCACGTCCACCTCGTCGGGCCCGATCTCCACCGTGTCGTCCCGCCGCCCGGCCGCGCGGCGCGCCTCGATCGCGGCGATCGCGGCGGCGGCGCTGTCGGTGGCGGCATCCTCGGCGGGTTTGCCGCCGCCGCGACCTTTCGCCCAGGCGGTCGCGACGGCGGTCAGTTTCCCGCGCGGGCCTTGGGTTGCCCCGCGAGGCAGGCGCGGAAGGCGTCGAAGATGTGGATGAACATCCCGCCCTCGTTCATCAGGCTGCGCAGGTTCGGTGCGACCAGCGGCTTGCGGTTGCCCTCTGCGTCCAAGTCGGTCAGCCAATTCTCCGGCACGTCGAAGCGCAGCGGGTCGCCATTCTCCGCATGGACCCCGCGCCAGTCGGTCGCAATCTGCGCGACCAGCTCGGTATAAAGCTGGGCGTGATCGGCCCCGGCTTCTTCCTCCAGCGCCTGGATGCGGACCACCTCGGCGATGAAGGCGGTGGCGGCGTCCACCTTGAGCAGGCGGAAACGCATTTCGATCGTGAACGACTGGACGGTGCCGTCCTCCATGACGACGGGGAAGGTAACAGGCGTCCAGGCGCGCGGCTGGGCGACGATGCGATAAATGGGCTGGGTCATGTCACTTCGCCGTGATGATGAGGTCGTCGGGCGTGGTGCCGACATTCAGCTTCCCCGTGATCGTAATCATGAGGACGTTGTTCTCGTCGGACAGCTCGATGTCGGTGATTTGCAGATGGTCCGACTTGAACTGGATGATGTTGCCCGCGACCGTGCCGTGGTCGAGCTGCACGGGGATTTCATCGCCCTTGCGCAGGGTGGTGAAATAGTCCTTCGCGCCGATTGCCGGGCATTCGGCGACCACGCGGCAGGTCAGCCCGTGATTGCCCCGGTTGATGTAGTTCGCACCGACGAGGTTGCGCGGCGTGATCTCCGCATTCGCCTCACCCGTGAAGCTGCGCAGATTGGCCGCGAAGCCGCCGAGCAGGAAGTCGGTGTTGGTTGTGTTGACCTCCAGCGGGTCCTTCCATTGGTCGAACGCGACGGCACCCGGCGCGGCATCGCCGATCGCCCCGGCCGCCGGGAGCAGCGCGGTCATGTCGACCTTGATGAACGGATATTGCCCGGCGGTGAAATCCCATCCGAACGTGCCCCGGCCGCCCAGGCCGATGCGCTTCTGGGTGCCGTGCCAGTGATAGGCGGTGGCGGACGACAGGGCCGCGCCGATCGCGGCGAAGCGCTGCACGGCGCTGGTGTTGGCGGTCAGGACGGGCGCGGCCATGCCGCACGCCTCCAGATGCTCCATCCAGGCGGGCGCGGTCCCGGCCGCGCCGGAGCCCGCCAGCTCCAGCTCATAGCCATAGGTCTGGCGCTCGTTCGACGGCGCATCCTTGGAGCTGCCGCGAACCGGCCGGTCGAGGTTGCGCTGGATGCGGTCGACGACGACCGGCTTGGTGGTGAAGTTGCGGGTCAGCGCCGCATTGGCCGCACCCGTGGGCGCGGCGTCGGTGGCGTAGGTCGCCTCTTTCTTGAAAAAGAGGACTTTGACGGCGTCGACCATGGGTCAGTCCTTGTCGGTGGTGGTGGCGGGGGGCTGCGCGGGTGCAACCTCGGCGGCGACCTCCAGCGCGGGGTCGGGCTTGCCGCCCAGCGCCTTCAGGCGCGCGGGGCCCGACACGGGAAGGTCCCATTGGTCGAGCGTCCGCCCGGTCTCGTCGACCGGGCGGGGCTTGGTGGCATCAGCCTGTGTGGTTTTCGGTGCGGCGGCCATGGGGCGTCCTTCGGTCGGATGTCGAAACTGTGACGACAGTCAGACCGGATTTCGCGCGCGCGCGCGGTATGCGCTGGCGCAGGGGAGCCGGGCCTAGAAGCTAAAAACTCGCAATGATTGGTAACCAATCTTACTATTCAATTGGGCTGCCGCATTGTTTAATTCGGGCAAGCAACATAACCTAATTTCGATCGCGCTGCTATAATTCCGAGTAGATTGACCAAGTCATCCACGCCAGAGGAAAAAATGAAAACACTTTTCATCTATCTCGCATTGGCTGCCCTACTGGCTATCGCATGGCTCATGTGGGCACATTATGGATTGGACGTCGCGGCTTGGGGACTTAGCTCAACCACCGGGGTGACTGTTGAAAAGGCAGGGCAATGGTCTGACAGCTTTGGTGCCTTCAACGCTCTCGTTTCCGCCTTAGGATTCGGAGCGGTTCTAGCTACCCTGTGGTTTCAAGCAGTTAGTTTGAAGGACCAAGCGAAAGACCAATATCGGCAACGTTTTGAGACGACATTCTTTGAACTGTTGCGAATTATGCGGGAGCTGCGATCTGAAATTCGATTTGAGCATTCTGCCGAATACGCAGGAGCCCAGTCTTCAAGTCGGTTGATTAGAGCTTACGCGGTACGTGGCCAGATGCCTCACGTAAATGATAAAGCCGTAATCTATTCCGGATACGAGGCAATAAAAGAAGCGGTAAAAGAAATAAGATTTTGGATAAACACATCCGAAAACGGAGAGGCAAAAGAATTAAATATTATATACAATAAGAAGATTCATAAGCTACATGAGCCTACATTTTCACCATATTTTAGAATAATATACACAATTTTATTTAGGTTAAGCAAAGATAAAATGCTATCTCAACTCGAGAAGGCGGAATTTGGAAATCTTCTAAGGAGCCAGCTGACGAGTGATGAAATTCTTCTGATGGCGACCAACGGGCTATCTCCTGTATCAAAAGATTTCAGCAATTTTATAATAGAATTTAGGATGTTGAAGTATTTAACTAAAAATTCCCTTAGGACGGAGCTGGAGAGGCATTACTCACCCACAGCTTTTCAAGCGAGAGACTAAGGGGTGAAAGTAAAGCTGCCTGCCTTGAGAGCGAGGCAAGATTTTGACGTAATCGCAGCACCTCACTAAATAATTGTACACGACCCCGCCTAATGAGAACTGCGCAGGCGATACGGACAGCGCAGCCGGACCTCCCACGTCACGCTACCGAGGCCAACGTTCGCCAGTCGCCCCCCGACATAGTCGACCGGCCCCGACGCATCCGGATGGGTCCATCCGACGACCAACTCGATCACCCGGTCCTCCACCGCCTTCAGCTCGTCGGAAACCTGTCCCTGCGCAGCCCTGGCCGCGACGGTGACGAGGACCGAAAAGTCGAACGTCACCCGCTGGTCACGCTTGCCGGACAGCGTGTTCGGCTCGGCGGCATCGGCGGCGGGGACGACGAACAGCGCGGGGAGCGCGCGGGGCAGGTCGGATTGGGAAGGCGCTTCCAGGACGCCGTCGACCGATTTGAAGCCGGTCCGCAATAGTGCGACGATGGGGGCAAGGGTCAGCATTTAAACGGCTCCAAAGCCCAGATGGCGCGCCAGTGCGCCGATGGCATAATCGGCATTCACGTCGTTGAAGCCGACATAAGGGCGGGCCGGGATGATGACCTTCGCCACGATCCGGCCGCCGAACGACAGCGCCTTTTTCTCGCGCGGCCGAATCTCGCCGCCGGTCTGGTGGATCAGCGCATAGACGCCAGCGCCGCCCGATCGCTCCGGCCCGGCCGCCGCGAAGTCCTTGCCCCAGTCCTCGGTGATCGAATTGCCCAGGTCGCCCGACAGGGTCAGCGTCTTGCCGCCATGCTCGACCACCCGGCGGGACGGGATCCATTTCTTGCCGGTCGGGTCCGTCTCCGTCTCGAACCGTTCGCGCGTCGTGTCGGCGAGGTGACCGGCGATGTCCTTCATCGCGGGCGTCATGTCCGTCCCGGCTGCCGCCAACTGGTTCATGGCGGCGGTCACGTCCTCCCGGATGGTGATCGCGATGTCGACCATCAATAATCCTTCAGCCAATCGGAATAGGCGCGGCGGCCGGGCGCGATCAGGATCGGCGCGTCGCTGACCGCCTCGGCCGGGAGGGCGGCGGCGGGCACGCCCAGCGTCGCCTCGCCCTTCTGGATGCGGACGAGCAGCGCCATCGCCGCCTTGGCCTGGTCGGCGATCCCCTCCGGCGCGCCGCGCGGGTAAAGCCGGGTGCGGGCGATGTCGCCGACCGCCATTTCCAGGATGCGCGGCACCGTGGCGAGGGGCAGCGTGTAGCGACTGGCGATATGCGCCTCGGCGATCGCCTGGGCGTCGACCAGCGCGCCGATCAACAGGTCGCGGTCGATCCGGCCGGAGCCGTCCGTGTCGGTCATCCGCACGACCTCGTCCAGGGTAAAGCGCTTCACGAACGCCGCGATCGACAGCCACCCCGCGCCGCCGTCCGGCGTCGCCCAGTTCGACTCGATCAGGACAACCTCGACCTCGCTTTCCAGCGTCTGGCCCTGCGCGTCGTCACCCCGGACGGCGACCGCATAGCGTTCCCCGTCGCTGCCGCCCGACAGGGCCAGCGTGACGATGCCGCCCGACAGCGTGGCGTTGGCGCCGAGCGCGGCGGCACCCGGAACGAGGCCCCGCGCGGTGACGGTCACGGCGCGGATCGCGGCGATCGAAGCGTTCCCGGAAAAGGCGACAGCCGAGCGAAGTGTCTCGCCCGGCTGCTTGAGGATGGTGGCGATCATGCCGCCGCACGCTTCGCCTCGATGGCGGCGATGATCTCCTGGACCGTCTCTTCGCCGGTCAGCTCGACGCCCTCGTCCGCCGCGATCGCGATCAGCTCCGTCTTCTTCTTGCCTGTCAGCACCGGCTTTTCGGACGGCGGGGGCACGGTGTCGCCGCCCGTCGACTGGGGGCTGTCCTGCGGCGCGGTGGCCTGGGGCGCTTCCGGCGGCGGGGTCGTCGTGGGGGGTGGTGCCGGGGGCGCGTAACCGATGCCGGTCATCGCCTCGGCCTGCGCAGCTGCCAGTTGCTCGCGCAGCATGATGGTGTCGGCGAAGTCCTCGTCGTCGCCGATCGCCTCGCGACCGAGCAGATCGAGGCGGGCTTCGTTCTGCGCCTTGTCGCTGGTGTCGAAACGGATGGGTGCGCCGGGCGCATATTCCTTGCCGCCGAAGATGACGGTCCGGGCGACCTTGTAGGGGTAACTCATGGTAGATGCTTTCTGGTTGAGGGGAGGTCGCGCGGGCGGCCGGATCGCCGCCCGCGCCTGGGCGGCATCAGTTCGGCGAGAAGGCGTTCTCGAAGAAATAGCCCGCCTGGGCCGCGATCACCCGTTCCTTGACGCTCTCGCCGACCAGAACCGCGGTGCCGCCATGGAGACCCATTTCGCCCGGCTTCAGCTCGCGCTGCGACCCGACGCGCTCGCCCCAGGTAAACGTGCCCGCGAAGGTCGGCGTCTCGCGCGACAGAACCGGCGCTTTGTAGGTCAACGCCAGATGGTTGCCCCACAGGCGCGACATCTGCGCCGCCTGACCCTTGCGCGCCTGGTTGCCGAACGCCTGGCCGACCACGACCTCGTTGACCTCAAATAGCTCGGCCACCTCCTGCTTGGTGACGAGGCCCCCGCCATTGGTGCCGCGAATCGCCTTGATGACCCCGGCATTGCGGCGGAACTTGGTCCATCCGCGCTGACCGAAGACCATCTGGTTGGGCCGCATCAGCGGCTTGTCGAGCGCGTCCGTGATGAGGGTCACCGCGTCCGTGTTGGGATTGTCCAGCACATCGGTCGTCGCCAGCGTGACGCGAAGGTTCGGGTCATAGGTCGCCGGATTGAAGATGATCCCGGCCGCGCGGATCTCGCGCCGGATTTCGATCAGCTCCGAGGTCAGCGCCGCCGCATTGCCGAGCGGATCATAACGCTCGTCGGCATTGTCGACATCGGCCTTGGGCACCGGGGCCTCCAGGCCATGGTCCTCGGTCGCGTCCTGGACTTCCACGCCGTCCATCGTGACCTGGTTCGCCTGGGAGCGGCGGCCGATCAGCGTGTCGGGCGTATTGAAGAACGTGTCCATGCCATATTGCATGAAGCTGAAAGCCTGCTTGCCGACCTCGATGCGAGGAATGACGATGTCGGCGATGTAGCCCTGGTTCTTGTACGCGATGGCGATCGCGGTGAGGTGCGGGTCGATCGGATAAGGGGATTGTGCCACGGAAAGCGTCCTGAAAGGGAGATGAAACGAGGATGAAGGGTTGGGATCAGCCGGTCATGAAGCCGGGTGCGGGGCGGTAGGCGAGGACATCCCCCAAGACGCCGGAGGCGAGCGAAAAGCCGATGATGCGCACGCGCACCCCGGCGGCCGGGGCGGCCTCAACCGCGCGGCCCTGGGCATCGGACGTGATCGGGCGACCGCGACCGATCGGGCCGCCATAGCGGACCTCGGGCAGGCCACCGAACGCAGCGTCGAAGCGCTCACCCTGGGTGACGGGCAATTCGACATTGGTCGCGATCAGGTCGTCGGTGGGACCGGCGGCCGGGACCAGCGTCTGGTCGTCGGCCCCGTATTTGAGGATCAGATAGGCGGCGATTGCTGCCCCCGCGCGGTAGTTCTTGGTCAGTCCGTCGGTCCGGCCAGCCATGGTCTAAAGCTCCTGTGGTGTCGTGTCTGGGGATGCCCGCGCCGATCAGGCGTCGGGATTGGCGGTGACGTAGCGCACGGCCGCCTGCGTCGTGATCGGCTTGCCCGCCTTGCGCTGGGCCTCGGCATAGGCCTGGGCCCGGCGGGCGATGTCGGTCGGCTTGGGCGCGTCGGCAGGCTTCTTGTCGGCGGGCGCGGCCTCGCCCAGGGCGACGACCGGCTGCGCGCCGTCGAACAGCGACTTGAAGGCGGCGAGCGGCGTCATGCTGTTCGCGTCGCCCTCGCCGAACGCGACCGGCTGGCTGGCGTCGAGCAGATCGAGCAGGCCGACGACCTTGTCCTTGCCCGCCGGGGCCAGCTTCACATCGGCGATCAGCCCCTCGGCAAAGGCGACATGCTCCGCGTGGCGGGCATCCTGTTCGCGCTTGGCCTGGTCGGCTTCGCGCGCCTTGATCGCGTTCTCGCGCTCGGCAAGCGCGGCTTCGCGCTCCGCGAACGCAACCGCGTCCGGCGGGGTGGTCGTTTCGGTGGTCATGCTGTCCTCGTCGATGGAAAGGGTCACGACGCCCACGGGCGCGTCGGAAAAGGCGACCGTTCCCAGACCCTTGATCGCCGGAGCCGCGCCGCCCAGGAAACCGACATGCTGGAGATACCAGCTACCCGGCTTGGGGTTGTTCGGGCTCGACGGCGGATAGAGCTGGGGGGAAATCTTGCGGTAATGGCCCGCCTCGACCGCCTCGGCGAAGGCGGGTGCGACCTCGGACGGGTGCGCGACGAGGACGCCGTTCTCCATCGCCAGCGAGCCGATCCAGCCGAAGGCGGGCGCGTCAATCTTGGGATGGCCGACGACGATCGGCGCGGGATCGCTCTCGCGGTCATAGGAGGCGATCACCTGATCCAAGTCGGACTGGGTGAAGGTGACCTTCGTCCCGTGAATATCGGTGAAGGTGCCGGGGCGCAGGATCTTGATCGGGGGCGGTGCCATGGCCGCCGGGATAGTCCAGGCCAGCGGGCCTCGCGTCCTGCGCCAGCGCATCCCAAGGCGACGGCAAGACGCCGTGCCCCGCCTGATAGATACAGACGGAGGCACGGCGCAAGAGGTTAGGTTTTGGTCGGCCGCTTCTGCTTCGGACCGAAACGATCCAGCCGGATTAACGACTGCAATGTATCTCGCTTCACTTGGCGAATGATCGCTTCATCCTCATTCGCAACTGATCGCCATAATGCGGCGGGTCGCGCTGGATCGCCGCCGCCGCGTCGAGATAGATCACGTTGTCGTCCGGGCAGCGCCGAGCGTTGAAGCTGGAGACAGCGTCTCGCATCGCCTCGCTCCTGGTCGCCCGCCACGGCCAGCACCTGTCGAACACGCGCAGCCGCCAGCGGGGATGGGCGTCGGTCGGTAACATCAGAGGATCGGGACCAGCCTCCCCCAGGCCCTCCCCGCAATTCACGCCCGGCCCCATTCCAGCGCGGCGGTTTCCAGCATGTCGAGCGCATCCGGATCGGCCCCGTTGCGCTCCAGATAGGCGCGGACATCGTCGGGGTCGCCGCCGGTCGGAAAGCTGGTGTCGCGCCTGGCCTGAAAACCGAGCAACCCGACCCAATCGTCACGTTTGTGCTGATCGACCAACCACGATCCGAAATCCTGTACCACCGTTCTGACTCCCACTAGAACAAAGCAAGAACATGGATCAGCTTTGGGCGGGTTGTCCAGATAGGTTCGTTCGGTCGTGAGCCGACATGCCGTGTGCACGCCGCACACGGCCGCTGAATGGGGTCGCGCCGAATTTGGCGGGGATGATGCCCGAAGGCCGGGAAAAGCGGCTGTGGCGGCCTTTCAGGCGAGGAGTGCCCGTAGCAACGCAAAGACCGGCGGCACGATGTGGACCGCCAGAGCGATGGCGAAGCCTGTCGCCTCGAACGCGATCAGGAAACGCTCGGCCTTCAGCGACATTGCGAGCCGACCAGCTGGCGATTGTCCCAGTCCGGCCGGTAGCGCGCGCGACGCGCTCGCAACTGCCAACAGGACAGGTCACCCCGCGCGCCGCTGACCGCCGCCAAGGTCCGGCCATAATGATCGAAGCCGACTCGCCGGATCGTAAAGGGCGGACGCAGCGCGGCTTCCAGTGACACCCGGCTGGCGAACGGATCGCCCACGACGCATTTGCGGCCTCGCCGACAATGTCCCGGCATTTCCGGCGCATCGATCGCCAGCAAGCGTATCCGCTCCCGCCCGCAGCGCAGCGTGTCGCCGTCGACCGCGATCGGCGTGCAAGCAAGCGCCTGGGCGGCGGTGAGCGCCATCAGAGGCAGCATGAATGTTTCGGCCGGGACTGCCTCGCCCATTTCCCCCGATCGGCGAGGAAATCGATCCCCTCGCCGATCCTCGACGTGGCGCGGCCGTTCAGCGTGTCAGAGCGTTCAAGTTTCCCCTCGGCCAAGCGAAAGGCGCAAATCTGCGTGCGAGGCTTCGCCTCGTCGCTGCGCTGATAAGTTAGCGACATGCGTCGCAGGGCAAGATGTCCCATCTTGGCCTGCACCTCGTCCGCAAGGTCGCTTAGCTTTTCGGCTTCCCCCAAGCCGTGCACGGACGCGGACGGTCCGGCCTGCCGCCGAAAGACAGCGGGCGATAGCGGTCCTGTATCCTCACGGACGACATCTACACGACGATATGCAACACCGGACGGCAGTTTCTCGCGGACATGCAATTCGCAAGCGGCCAAGTCCGGTGGATCGGCTACCGCCTGTGCCCAAACGTAAGCGCCGCCGCCAAGTGCGATAAGTCCGGCTGCAATCAGCATCAGTCTCACAGCATCTTACTCGCCCAAATTGCACGACCAATCACCTCGAAACGACTATCAATATCCGGTTCATTCAGATCAACTATCACCGGATCATAGAGAGGGTTTCGGCTAACCAATCTTACTTGACGACCTTCCATCTGAATGCGCTTGATTATTAACATATCGTCCAGCCTGACGACGTGCATCCCTTCCCGCAGTTTAGGTCGATCTATCTCGACAGCAACAAGATCGCCGTTACTTAATTCCGGCTCCTGACTATCGCCGGAAACACGAACCAAAATTATTTGACCTATCCCAACAAAATTTGCTTCGTACCATTGGCGGTCAAAGGCCCACTTGCCCACTGGCGTTCCAAGTCGGTCTGTAATCTTGCCAGCGCCAGCCGCCACTTGAACGTCATGTATGGGCACACTGACAACCTGCACATCGTCGCCGGTGCCAAGAAGGTATTCGACGGACTTACCCACAGCCCTTGCCAGAAGCTCAAGTCGCTCTTCGCCAGGATCGGTGCCTGTGAAATACCGATTAAGCGAAGTGCGCGTGACTCCTACCTGATCGCAAATGGCCTGCTGATTTCCCTGCACTCGGACGGCAGCGCGCAGCCGTTCGCCTGCCGCTTCGGACCATCCGGTCACAAAAAAGCTCCAAAGGTACAAATGTAACGTTGACTTACGGCATGGTGCGTATGTACGGTACATTTGTAACTAACGGATGTAACGCTTGTGCCCCCACAGGATATGGACCCTGAAGACATCAAAGCGGCTGTTCGCAAGCGCGGGGTCACGCTTACGGAGCTGGCGCGCCGCAACGGACTGCAAAGCGCGGCACTTCGTCTGGCCCTCACACTCCCCCGAGCCCAGGCAGAGCGAGTCATTGCGTCATTTCTCGACGTACATCCCATGCAAATCTGGCCTTCGCGTTACAGTCGGAGCGGACAGCGGCTTCGCCCCCAGCCTGTCGATAACTACGCGCCCAAGACCCGTTTCAGCAAGCCGTTACAAATGTACCGCGCTGGGGCGAATGGTGGTCAAGCATGACGCTGCTGGGCCGCGAGTATCTGTCTGCATTGGAAATCGCGTCGCTCGAGCTGGAAGGCTTGCCGACCAACCGGACGGCGGTCGCCAATCGCGCCAGCCGGGGCGAGTGGCGCTGGATCGCCCGGCAGGGCAATGGCGGCGGGCGACTGTTCGCGGTCGCCGACCTGCCCGAGGCGGCACGCCGTGATTATGCGGACCGCACCGCTGCGCAGCCGGTTGGCGGCCAGCGCGGTCGGCCCAAGGGCTCGGACTTCTTCACCCGTACCCCCGATGCCGCCGATGCGGTCGAGGCATGGCTGGCCGAGCGCGACCTGTCCGCGACCGCCATCCTGGAGCTGATGCGGACCCGGTTCGCTCCGCTGCCATCCGTGCACACCATCCGCCGTTTCATCGCCAAGCTGGAGGCGTCGAAGCCCGCGCTGCTCGCCAGCTTCCGCGACCCGGACCTCTTCAAGAGCAAGTACCGCGTCGCGCTCGGCCGGGCGGATGCGGGCGTGTCCTACGCCCATCAGATTTGGGAGATCGACACCACCAAGGCCGATGTGATGACCAAGGAGGGGCGCAAGTCGATCCTGGGCATCGTCGATGTCTGGTCGCGTCGGACCTTCTATCTCGTCGTCGACAGCGAGTCCGCCCAGTCGGTCCGCCGGACGCTGGTCGCCGCGATGCTGGCCTGGGGTGTCATGCCCGAGGTGCTGCGCACCGACCAGGGCTCCGGCTACATCAACGCGACGGTTCGCACCGCCTGCGAGCTGCTGGGCATCGCGCATGATCCGGTGCCGCCCGCGTCGGGCGACAAGAAACCGTTTGTCGAGCGCATGTTCGGCACCTTCACCCGCGAGCGGGCCGAGCTGCTGGGCGGTTACATCGGCCACAATGTCGCCGAGGCGCAGCGGCTGCGTGCGGTTGCCCGCAAGGAAACCAAGCGTCCGGTCATCGTGCCCGAACTCTCGGCCGACGAGTTGCAGGCGATCATCAACAACTGGCTCGACGGCGTGTACCACGTTCGCGCGCATTCCAGCCTGGGCGCATCGCCGATGTCGCGCTGGACGAACTCGCCGCGTGCCGCGCGGGGGGCTCCGGACGAGGGCACGCTCAAGCTGTTGCTGTCGGCGCTGGTCGGGCAGGCACAGGTCACAAAGCGCGGCATCACCTGGAAAAAGGGCCGCTACTGGACGCCGCCGCTGGCCGCGCATGTCGGGTGCACCGTCATCCTGCGCCGCGACGAGGACGATCTGGGCGCGCTGTTCGTATTCGACGAGGACCAGCGTTACATCGGCACCGCCGTCAACGCCGAGCGCTCCGGCCTGTCCGACCGGGACTTCGCGGTCGAGGCCCGCCGCCAGCAAGCGGCGCTGATGAAGGCGCACCGGGCCGAGCTGCGCGAGAAGCAACGCCGCTTCTCGTTCGAGGATGCCCGCAACGCCGTCCTCCGCCGCGATGCCGAGGAGGCGGGCAAGCTGGTCACGCTGCCGGTCCGCACCACCCCGCATCAGACGCCCGCCATCGCCAGCATCGCCGACGCGCCCGTCGAACTGCCCAGCGCGACCGCGATCGAGGCGGCGGAAACCCGGTATCCCCATCCGGTCGCCAGCGCACCCCGAAGTTTCGAGGATCGCATGGCCGAGGCGGACCGCGTCCTGGCGGACCACGCCGCCGGTCACGCCGTCGACCCGGACGCGCTCTCGCGCGCCCGCATCTTCTCCCAGTCCACCGAATATCGCGCTCACAAATTGCTGACCGCCGATTTCACGGCCCGGCGCGCCGCGCCCGCCACCACGCCTTCGCTCAAGGAGAGTTCGCTTTGACCACCATTAACGAACCCGCGCAGCTCACGAACATGCGCCTGGGCCTCGCCACCATGATGCGCTGTCAGGAAGCCCCGCAGGGGAGCCCGCGCATCGGCCTGCTGTACGGCCCCAGCGGTTACGGCAAGTCGGTCGCCGCCGCGACGATCGCGGCGCGCTTCAACGCCGCCTATGTCGTCGCCCGCTCGACCTGGACGCAAAAGTCCATGCTCCGCGCGATCGCGATGGACCTGGGCATCACCCGCATGGGGCGGACCGCCGACGAACTGCTGGATCAGGTGATCGAACAGCTCCAGGTCGCACCCCAGCCGGTCATCGTCGACGAGACGGACTATGTCGTCCACCGCAAGAACGTCGAGATCATCCGCGACATCCACGACCATGGCGGGGTGCCGGTGATGCTGATCGGGGAGGAAGCCCTTCCCGCCAAGCTGAAAGACTGGGAACGGTTCGACAACCGCATCCTCGTCGCCACGCCCGCCCAGCCGTCGAGCCTCGCCGATGCCTGCCTGCTGCGCGACTATTATTGCCCACGCGTCCGGGTCGCGGACGATCTGGTCGACGCGATCGTCCGCGCCACGAAGGGCATCACGCGCCGGATCGTGACGAACCTCCAGGAGGTGCAGTCCCAGGCGATGTCGGATGGCCTGACGGCGATCGACCGCGCGACCTGGGGGCCGCGTCCGTTTTCGACGGGCGACATCCCGATCCGGCGGGCCGCGTGATGCTCATGACCTCGAAGGGAACGCCCCGCGTCAAGGCGGTAGTCTCGCAACCGCTCTGGGCGGCGCTTCGCTCCGCCACAGCGCCCCAGAGCATCGCCGACCTCCTGGCGTCCTGTCCCGGCACCTACGACACGGTCCATACCGCCCTGAAGCGGTGGCAGGATCGCGGCGCGGTGGTGCGCCACACCGGCAAGCCGCTCCGCTTTCGCCTTGTGGACGGGGCCGACAGCCTGCCGCCCGATGGCCGTAGCGAAACGGCCAAGACGAACATGCGGGAGCGTAGTGCCCGGCAACGGATTTGGGCGGCGATGCGCGTCCTCAAGACGTTCGATGCGCCGACCCTGCGCATGACTGCGAACGCGACGGAACGTGCTGTTGCCACCTATCTCAATCAGCTCCAGCGCGCCCGATACGTGCAGATGACCGAGCGTGGGTTCCGTCAGACTGGGCGCGTCAGCGTGTATCGCCTCGCGCGCAACACCGGCCCGAAATGCCCGACGATCAGCCGCACCGATGGCAAGACCTTCCTCATCGACAACAACAACGGTCGCCGCGTCGATACTTCCCCCGGCGCCGTGTCCCTTGGGAGAAAGCGCGAAGCCCCCTTCGCAGACGGGGGGGTAGGTTAACCATGTTTGGTAACGTTAATAACAACCGAACGAAGGCGGTCGCCGCATGGGGCGCAGACGCACCCAATTGGGTGCTGACCCTGGCCGACGCCTGCGACCGGACCAACCAACGCGCGGTCGCGGACCAGCTCGGCAAGTCTGGCGGCTATATCAGCCGGATCATCAACCGCAGCTACGCCGGATCATATCCGGAGGCCGAGACGCTCGTTCGCGCCACGCTGGCCGAGGAAGAGGTGGTCTGTCCGCTCTACGGCCAGATGCCGCTCAAGACCTGCATCCGCAACCGCCGCCGCACGAAGGCGACCAACTGGCTCCACGCCCAGTTCGCCCGGAGCTGCCCGGAGTGCCCCAACAACACCGATCATCCCCACGCCCAGGAGGCTTGAATGTCGATTGCAACCGATCTGCAAAATCTCGTGTCGGACGTGTCCGCCGCGATCGCCGCCAACAAGACGATGGGTCGCGTCGACCTGGAGGTCATGCGTCGCAACCTGACCGCGCTGGCGGACGAGGCGCGCCGCAACGACACCGCCCAGACCGTCGCCGGTCTGGTCCTGCGTGACCTGTTCGCCGGGATCGAGAACCAGGCTGCCGATCTGGGCAGGCTCGCCGCGCACCAGCGACACCGTTTGAGCGGCGAAGTCGCCCGCATGGTGGAGGGGCACGCATGAAGGTCCTGCATCACGAGATCGATGCCGTGATGGACGGGGCCCCCGTCATCATCGCGCCTGTCGCGGTATCCAACGATCCGCAGGACACGGCCGGGATCGGCGTCCGGGTCGTCACCATGCCGGTTGTCGGCCACGTCGTCGCTGTCTCCATTTCGTGCCCGATGGGCACGATGATGGTCACGCTCGACGAGGACCAGGCCACCGCCTTCGCGATCGAACTGACCGCCGCGCAGCTGACCCACGCCCAGGCAAACGATCGGAAGGTGGTCCAATGATCGAAGACTCGCTTTACGGCTCGATCCACTGGACGCGCGGCGACGTTCGCGTCGGTGGATTTCGGACCGCGTCCGCCAAGGGGCCGGAGACGACCGTGACGGTCCAGCTCGTCGCCAGGAACGGTTATGCGCTGGCCGACCTGCTCCGCCAGCTCCACGACGAAAAGGCGCTTCCCGCCCCGAAAGCGCGGCCCCGTGGATAACGCCATCCGCATGGTGCCGATGCGCGGCTTTACCGCCGCCGTCGCGCAGGATCGCGCCGCGCCTGGCGTGGGACAGGTCGGCGGGATCGCGGTCGGCTTCGACGATGCGGGGGCGGACTCGATCGTGTCCCTGTCGCTCCGGCATGGTGACGGGACGATGCTGGTCGCATCGCTCTCGATCGCTGGCCTCGACCGGCTGCTGGGCATGGTCGCCGACATGATGACCGGCGGGCACGCCAGCGCAGACCGGGGCACGGTGCAATGACCGCCGCCCAGGACCGCCAGCTCGGCGAAATCCTCGCAGCCGCCGCGATCGCGACCGGCTTCACCGTGGCGGACCTGCACCGCCAGTGCCGGGAAAAGCCGCTCGTCATCGCCCGGCAGGCGACGATCCTGGCGATGCGCGAGGCCACGGGCGCGTCGCTGCCTGCGATCGGCCGCGTCATGCAGCGCGGCCACCCCGCCGTCCACACCGCCCTGCGTGCCGCCAAGGCCCGCCGCGAACTCCATCCCGACTTCCGCGCGCTGACCGACCGGCTGCGCGCATTCGGAGGCAAGACCGATGACTGACCCGCTGGGCCGCGTCACGCTGGCCGACTGCCCGCCTGGGCCGTTCCTGTTCGAGGGGACGCTGGGCTTCAAGACCGAGTACCGGGCGATGATGCGGGCCCCGTCGTCCTGCCGCACCCCGGCCGAGGTGCGCTTTATGACCACCTGCTGGCCGGACGCTTATTGCATGGCGACCGGCGAGGCATTCTGGGGCGGCACGACCCGCCACCGCGACCGCGCCAAGCTGCTCGTCCTGCCGATTGTCCTGTCGGAGGACGCGGTCCGGTCAGCACGTAGCGGGGTCATGCTCTATCGCGGCCCCGGCACCATCTGCCCGGACTGCTTCAGCGCGTCCTGGCTGGTCGGGCGACGCTCGGCGCAATGCGGTGGATGCGGGACCGCGCTCGATCTGGCGACGCCCCAGGCCGCGCAGGTGCACCCATGACCGCCGATCCCTTGAACGCACGCCGCCGCGCCATCTTCGCCGCCGCCCGCGATGCCGGGATGGACGAGGACGACCGCCGCGCGGTGCAGCTGCGCGCCACCGGCAAGCCATCGCTGACGGGCATGTCGGTCGCGGATATGGACAAGGTGCTGACCGCGATCCGGGGCGACGCCCGGCCCGCCAGCGCCGCGCGCGCTCATGTCGGCAAGATCCGCGCGCTGTGGTGGTCGCTCTATTGGCTCGCCGCCATCAACCGCCCCGATGGGCTGGACAACTGGGTCAAGCGCCAGACCGGGATCGATGCCGTCGCCTTTCTCGACCACCGCGCGGCGGTCGGCGTGATCGAGGCGCTGAAAGGCTGGGCCGCGCGCGAAGGCGTCGAATGGAGCGTCCCACCCTGTCCGCAGGCCGACCGCCGCGCCGTCCTCGACGCGATCTGGGCCAAGCTGCTGGTCGCCAACCGCGTCCAGGGCCGCACCGCCGACGCCTGGCTGCAAGCCGAACTGGACCTGCCGCCGAACCGCTGGACCGATCGGCAGACCGACGAGGCGATCCGCGTCCTGGGCAAGATGCTGCGGGGCAAGAGCCATGGCTGACCTGCCGCGCCTTTCCGACCTGCCGATCCCGGACGATGTGAAGCCGGGTCGCGGCTGGACGCCGTTCATGCTGGAAATGGCGGCGCACATCAGCCCCAAGCATGTCCTGACGCTGGTCGATCATTTCGGCGGGCTGGACGTGTATGTGCCGCTCGCCCCCGAAAAGAGCCCGTTCCTCGACGTGTTGCCGCGCGACGCGGTCGCCACGCTGGCGCGGGTCTATGGCCGCGAAAAGCTGCAAATCTCGACCGCGCGCGAAGCCCTGGCGCGGGCGCGCCGCGCGCCGGTCATCGCCGCCGTTCGGGCGGGCAAATTGAACAAGAACGATGCGGCGCGGCTGATCGGATCGTCACGCCGTTATGTCGCGCATCTTGCAAATCAGACCAATGAAGCCGATGACGCTCCCGTCTTCGTGCCAAGCCGCCCCGTCGACACCCGGCAGCTGGAAATGTTTCCCGAAGAGCCTGCGCCAACGCATCCCGACTAAAACTGACGTGCGTGTCACCCAATCCCCGCTTCAACGGGGACCCGACACGCTATGTGGATGGAATATGTTCGGGTCATCTGGCCCATCGCGTCGACTCTGACGCCAATACTGATCGGCCTCGCCGTACTCTGGCTGCGCAATCAATTCGCGCTCAAGACCGAACTGACCGCGCTGGCGACCGAAGTCGCCCGTCAGAACGCTGTCCAGGACAAGGAATTGGCGGGTCATGAAACCCGCATCCTGATCCTGGAAAAGGAATGCGCCGCACCGCCCACGCGCAACACCCTCAATGACCGGCTCGCCCAGGTGTCCGAGCGGCTGGGCAAGGTCGAGCGCGGCGTCGAAGGCGTCGGCGACCAGCTCGACACCCAGAACGAATATCTCCGCGCGCTCCTGACCGAAGGGGTCAAGCGGTGAGTGTCGACGCCATGAACCAGGTCATCCGCCGCGCCATCCTCGATTTCATGAATGAGATCGGCGGGGAGCAATCCGACGACACGCTGACCCTGCTGCTGAAACAGCGCGGCCATCCGGTCGCGCGCCGGACGGTCGTCGAACAAATGCGCTGGCTGGCGGCGGCCGGGCTGATTTCGGTCGAAGAGGTCGAGCCCTTCCTGCTCGCCCAAATCCTGCCCGATGGCGAGGACGTGGCGAACGGCCATTTCTTCTATGACGGCGTCCACCGCCATGCGGTGCGGCGCAAGGTCGGCACGGCACGCTGATGGCTGGAAAGTCCTCCCTCAAAAGCCTGCCGCCTGCCGTCCTGGACGCGGTGCACGACGCGATCGGGCGCGGCCAGACGCTGGACGACATCTGCGCGCTGCTGCGCGATCTGGGCAGCGAGCGGTCGCGCTCGGCCGTGGGTCGCTATGCCCAGGGCTTCAACGAGCTGGCGAAGCAACAGCGTCGCGTCCAGAGCATCGCCCAGGCCTTCGGCAAAGAATTTGGATCGTCCGACGACAATCAGGTCCGGATGATGAACCAGCTCATGACCAGCGTCGTGACCCGCGCGCTGATCCCGATCGCCAGCGCCGAGGATGACGCGGCGGGCGGCGACGACGAGGAAGGCGGCGGCGCGCCCGACACGCTGGCGCTGTCGCGGCTGGCGAAGGCGGTCAAGGACGTGACCAGCTCGTCCAAGATCGACATCGAGCGCGAGGCGAAAATCCGCGAGGAAGAGGCGCGCCGCACCCGTGAGAAGGCCGCCGCCGATGCAACCACCGCAGGCCGTGCGGCTGGCGCCAGCGAGGCGACCCTGGCGGCGATCCGGACCCGTATCCTTGGGTTCGCGGCGTGACGACCGCAGTCCTGCTGCCCTATCAGATTGAGGCGATCGAGCTTAGCCGCACGACAAAGCTGTTTGTGTCGGAGAAGTCCCGTCGCACCGGCCTGACCTACGGCTTCGCGTCCGATGCGGTGTTGATCGCGTCCCCGGCCGAGCGGCCCCAGAACGTCTTTTACCTTGCGTACAACAAGGACATGACGCGCGAGTTTATCGGCTATTGCGCCGATTTTGCGAAGGCGTTCAACGAGGCTGCAACCCAGTCAGACGAGTTCCTGTTCGACGACGGTTCGGAACGCGGCATCCTGGCGCTGCGCGTCGACTTTCCATCGGGCAAGTCGATCGTCGCCCTGTCGTCCAAGCCGCGCAGCCTGCGCGGTATGCAGGGCAGCGTCATCATCGACGAAGCCGCCTTCCACGACGATCTGGACGGCGTCATCAAGGCCGCCATGGCGCTGACCATGTGGGGCGGCAAAGTTGTCGTCATCTCCACCCATGACGGCGCGGACAATCCTTTTGCGGAGCTTATCGAGCGTATCCGCAGCGGCAAGCGGGGCGGCGTCATTCAAAAAGTGACGCTGGCCCGCGCGATGGCCGAGGGCCTTTACAAGCGCATCTGCCAGCGGACCGGGGTGGAATGGACACCCGAGGGCGAGGCAGGCTGGGAAGCCGATCTGCGCAAATTCTATGCGGACGGTGCCGACGAGGAATTGGACGTGATCCCGGCCAAGGGATCGGGCATCTACCTGCCCGCCGCCACGATCGACGCCTGTATGTCGCCCGACCATCGTGTCGTCCGCCTGACCCTGGGTAAGGAATGGGACACGGCGGGCGGCTTGCTGGTCGCGGGCGACAGCGCAACGACGCCGATCGGCAACGAGCTGCGCGAGGCGGTCCGCGTCTGGCGTGAGAAATGGCTGGACGATTGGATCGAGCGCGAGCTGGTGCCGGTCGTCGCACTGTTCGACCCGCATCGCCCTTCCTTTTTCGGTCAGGATTTCGCGCGCAGCAACGACTTGTCAGTGATCGCGGCCGGACAGGAGGATGCCGCCTGCGTCCTGCACAACCGGCTCGGCCTGGAAATGCGCAATGTGCCCTTCTGGGCGCAATTCAAGATCCTGTGCTGGCTCTGTGACGCCCTGCCGCTTTGGGCGGCGGGCAAGATGGACGGTCGCGGCAACGGTCAGCAACTCGCCGAGGACATGCAGGAGAAGTACGGCGCGGACCGCATCGAGTCGGTGATGGCGACCGAGGCGACCTACCTCGCCCGGATGCCCCGCATGAAAGCCCGGTTCGAGGATCGGACCATGCTCATTCCGCGCGACGATGGCGTCAAGGATGACCTGCGACAGATCAAGATGGTGCGGGGCGTTCCGAAAATTGTCGACCGTGTCGCCAGCAAGGCGGACGGTGAAAAGGGCAAGCGGCATGGCGACTATTCGATCGCGCTCATGAACTTCGTCGGCGCGGCGGACGAGGATGTCCAGCCGGTCGACACCCATGCCGCCGAACAGCCGCGATCGATGGGCGGCGATTACGAACACACGGACACCGGCTTCGGCACGGTCCGGCGGCGCGATGACTTCGGCCGCGCGGGGGATTGGTGATGGCGAAAAAGAACAAGCGGGGCGGCGGCAAGGTCGCCGCCCTTCCGGCCGAGCTGACGAACGAAATCGCCTCGACCGGCGATGGCCGCGACATCACGCGGCCCTTCGTCCAGGAGCTGCAACAGCCGCTCGACCGCAAGCTGTGGGGCGCGGTCGACTGGGGCGTGTACGAGCGCATCCGCAAGGACGATCAGGTCAAGTCCTGCATGGAACAGCGCATCCGCGCGGTGGTCAGCCGCGAATGGGACGTGCTGCCCGGCAATGAAAACGACCCGCGCTCGGTCGAGGCGGCCGAGGCGCTGACCGAGACGCTGGAGCGGATCGGCTGGGACCTCGTCACCGAAAAGATGCTGTGGGCCAGCTTTTACGGCATTTCGGTTGGCGAACTGAACTGGGGTTCGCTGGACGGCCTGCTGGACTGGGTGCCGGGCGCGAAATGCCGTCCCATCCATGTCCGCCACGCCCGCCGGTTCCGCTTCGACAAGGACGACCGGCTGCGCCTGCTCACCCGCGCCGCGCCGCAGGGCGAATTGCTGCCTGACCGCAAATTCTGGGTAGTCCGCGCCGGTGGCACCGACGACGACCAGGTTTATGGCGAGGGCCTGGCCGAGTGGCTGTACTGGCCCGTCCAGTTCAAGCGGAACGGCGTCCGCTTCTGGAATATCTTCCTCGACAAATTCTCGGTGCCGACCGCCAAGGGCACCTATCCGCGTGGATCCACGCAGAAGGACATCGACAAGCTGCTGATGGCGATCCAGGCGATCGCCAACGACAGCGGCTTCGCGATCCCAGCGGGCATGGATGTCGAGCTGCTGACGCTCGCCCAGTCGGGGGCCGATTTCGCCGCCGTCTGCCGGTACATGGATGGCTGCATCGCCAAGATCATCCTGTCCCAGACGATGACCACGGACAACGGGTCGTCCAAGGCGCAGGGGCAGGTCCATGCCGACGTCAAGCTGGAGGTGGTGAAGGCCGACGCCGACCTGCTCGCCGACACCTTCAATTCCGGCCCGGCGCGGTGGTGGACCGACCTGAATTACGGGGCCGATGTCGCCAGCCCCATGGTCGTGCGCATCGTCGAAAAGGAAGACGACCTCAAGACGGCGGCTGAGACGGACAAGGCGCTGGCCGAGCTGGGCTGGGTGCGGACCGAGGAGTCGTTCAAGGACCGCTATGGTGACGGGTACGAGCGCAAGGCACTGCCTGCCGATCTGCCCGCCGGGCAGGCCAAGACGCCGCCCGCCGCCAATGACGATGCCCCGCCGGTTGCGGATGCGCCCACCGACCCGGCGATCGCGCTGGCCGAGCCTGCGCCGCGCGCCGATCGCGACGACATCGACGCGGCGGTGGACGCCGCGATGGCGGACGAGGGATGGACCGCCTCCGCCGCCGCGATGATCGCGCCGCTGGTCGATCGCCTGCGCTCTGCCGGATCGGTCGCGGACGCGATCGCCATGCTGGAGGCCGCCGCCGCCGATGACGCGGCCGAGCGCCTGGCCGAACGTGTCGCCCGCGCATCCTTCGCCGCGCAGGTCCAGGCGCTGACCGGATCGGAGCCGCACTGATGGCGGACGAAATGGACCTGTCGGTCGAGGTGGCATCGCGCGAGCTGTCGCGGCTGATCGACTTTGCGCGCCAGCCGATCGCAGTCGGCGTCGAGGGCGAGTGTCGGACGTGCGGGCGGGACTGGCCCCGGCTGGTCGGTGGCCGCTGCGCACCTTGCCGCGACGGGCGCAGACCATGACCGCGCGTTGGGACCGGGACAGTCTCCCGCATATTCCGCCCAAGGATCGCTGCCCCTGCGAGGCCTGCAACGCCAAGCGTCATGCGCGCTGGGCCGGACTGTCCGCCGCCCAGCGACGCGCGATGCTTGCGGTGCATCCCGAATGGCCGCGCCATGTCGCCGACGTGCTGCACAGGGGGGTGCGCTGGCGCAGCATTGCAACCCTGTTGCAACGCGGGCGCGATCGGCCTGCGCTGGTCGAGCAAATGGGCCTGAAGACATGGTCGCTCAACAGCGAGGCCATGCCTTTCCTCCGCTTGTCCCAGGCAGGCCGGGACCTGCTCGACACGGTGCGGCCGTGAAGCGTCGCAATCCGCCGCGTCGTCCGCGCTCGCCGGACCGGGACGAGATCGCCGCCGCCTGGGTGCGGCGTGGGATCAACGATCTGGACGATACCTATCCGTCCGAACTGGTGCGCCCGCTGGACTGGGTCAAACCGAGCCGCGATCGGCCGCCGCCCGAATGCCCACGCAACATGGTCCGTTACTGGCTGCTCGGCTGGGATCGCCGCGCCGCCGTCCGCCAGCGCTGGGACGACCAGGCCGCGCAGATGGAGGCGCAGCTCGACAAGGCGCGGCGCTTTCTCGACCGCGATTCGGTGCCCGGCAAGCTGAAGCGGTCGAGCATGATCGCGCTTCGTTTCTACGTCCTGGCGACCGGCGACATGGGCCCCGACTATGCCTGGACGTGGTTCCAGAACCGCATGGCCGACGCACGCGACGAATATCGCGAAGCCCAGGCCGAGGGGCTGTTGTGAAGCGCAACCCCGGCCATTGTCCGCGAGAGGCTACGGCCAAACGTGTCACCGGCACGCTGCGCAACGGTGACCGCTTCGGCGTCAACGGCGGCTGGCCCGCCGATGGCCGGACCGGATGCCGCTGGTCGCTGACCGGCCACCCCCACGACATCGAATTTTATGAGGTGCTTGCTTGATCCGTGTCGAAACCATTGGCGACGCGACTCTGTATCTGGGCGATTGCCTGTCGGTGCTGCCCAGGCTCCCGGCAGTTGACGGGGTTTTCACCGACCCGCCTTACAGCTCCGGCGGACTGTACCGAGGGGACCGCGCGGCCCGCACGACGGTCAAATATCAAGGTTCGGACACCCGTCACCTTTACCCCGAGTTCAGCGGCGATAACCGCGACCAGCGTGGCTATGCCTATTGGTCGGCCATCTGGACTGGCTTGGCGCGGGAAATCTCTCGCCCAGGTGCGATCCTTGGGGCGTTCACCGACTGGCGGCAGCTGCCGACGACTGCCGATGCGATCCAGGCGGGCGGCTGGGTGTGGCGCGGTCTGGCGGTGTGGGACAAGACGGAAGGCGCACGCCCCCAGCGTGGACGCTACCGCAACCAGGCAGAATATTTCGTCTGGGGAAGCAACGGGCCCATGGCCGATACGGGGCCTTGCGCACCCGGCGTCTTTCGCCGCGCCGTCAACTCCGAACGCAAGCATCACGTCGCGGGCAAACCCGTTGCAATGCTGGCTGATATGCTCGCGATTTGTGGCGAGACGATTGCCGACCCGTTCATGGGCTCCGGTTCTACCGGCCTCGCCGCATTGCAGACGGGGCGAAAGTTCATCGGTTGCGAGGTGAACCCAGACTATTTCAAGATCGCGTGCGACCGCATTGCGCAGTTCTATGATGTGAAGCAGGCCGCCAGTGCTTGACCTTCGCGCCGCCATCAACCTGCCCGCCGATGACACCGTCGCGGCCTTCGATGCGCGCGACACGCTCCGCCCGACCGTCCACTGGACCGAGATGTGGCAGGCCGATCATGCTCGCGCCTTCACCGTTGCCAAGGTCGCCAATCTCGACCTGCTGGCGACCATCCGCCAGTCGCTGGACAAGGTCATGCGCGACGGCGGCACGCTGGAGCAATGGCAGGCGGGCCTGATCCCCGAGCTGAAGAAAGCCGGGTGGTGGGGCATGGTGGAGGACGAGGCGGTCACCGGCACCGCCGACCCGGTTTTCGTCGGCGGTCGACGCCTGCGCACCATCTACGACACCAATTTGCGGGTCAGCCGCGCGGCCGGGCGGTGGAAGCGTATCCAGGAGATGAAGGACGTTCGGCCGTACCTGATGTACGTGTCGATCGGCGACGACCGGACCCGGCCGCTCCATCGGCGCTGGGGCGGCAATGACCCGGCTTTCCCGTTCCGCATCATCCTGCCCGTCGATCATCCGGCCTGGGCCGTCTTCTATCCGCCGAACGACTGGGGTTGCCGCTGTTCGGTGCGCCAGCTGTCACAGGCCGACCTCGACCGGCTTGGCTACCGCGTGACCACCGACGCAGAGCTGGAGCGCATCGGATGGATGACGGCGGACGGGCAGGTCGGCGGTCGCTTGCGGACCTTCTGGCGCAAGGGGGCCGACAAGCCCGAGGCCGTGCCGGTCGGCGTCGGGCCCGGCTTCGCCTACAACCCCGGCGCGTTCGGGATGCAGGCGGTGGCCGAGAAGGCGACCCGCTCGCTGGAGGCGATGGCCCCGCTCGACATCAAGGCGGCGCGAGACACGCTGACCGATCTGGTCAAGTCGGACGCGTTCCTGGAAACGCTGGCCGAGCCGAACGGCGTCTTTCCGATCATGGTCCTGGGCGACGAGGCGCGGAATGCGCTGGGCGCGAAGAACCATGTCGTGGTGCTGTCGAGCGACAGCTATGCCAAGCAGCTCGGCCTGACGGACCGCAGCAAGGGGCATACCGATCTGACGGTCGGCGATTATCGCAAATTGCCCGGCATCGGTGCCGCGCCCGATCACATCATGCAGGATCGCGATCAGCATATCGTGCTGTGGAAGGTCGACGATCGCTATCTGCGCGCGGTGGTGAAGGTCACCGCGTCGGGTGATGCCATGTTCCTCCAGAGCTTCCGCGTCGGCGAGGCGAGGAATCTGGCGCGCGAGATCGCGGCGGGCAAGCGGATCGGCGGCGCGGCCACCGTGTCCGAGAAGCGGGATATGTCGGGTCCTGGCATCGCCGCGACCGCCGCGCTGGACCGCCTGGGGCCGGAAGCGACCCGCAAGGACGGGCGGACCGCGATCCAGGCGCTGATGGAAGCCGCCAAGGCCGATCTGCCAGCCACGCAAGCCGCGCTGGAGGCCTTTGTGGCATCGGATCGCTTTGCGGCGGTGGTGGAGCGGATGGGCGAAGCGCCCGCCCTGGCGCTGGCGGACGATCTGCGCCGCTTGCTGGGGGCACCGTCCGGGATCGCCCGCATCGCGCGCGACAATCTGCCCGCGATCATCGGGGACATCGGCGATCTGGCGTCCTTCAACCAAGAGCCCGACGAAATCCGGCGCGACGGGCAGGATGCGGTGCTGATCCGCAAGGTCGGTGACCGGACCATGATGCTTCGCCTGCGCCCGCAGACCAGCCTGCTCCAGATTATCGCCCTGCGCGTGTTGCAGGCCGAGGAACTGGCCACGATCCTGGATTTGCCGATATGGTAGGGAAGCATTGCGCGGTGGGGTCTGGCTGTCCCCCACAAGCGATCCCGGATTGCTCCGGTCCTACGGCCGCCAGTTTCACCGTGTCACGCGCAACGCACCATCAATTTAGGTGCGCCAGCGCATCCCGACAAGCGGGGAAATCCACCCCATCGTCCCGGACCTCAAACTGGAGGTCCGTATGTCTCTTAAATACCGCATGGCCGCGATCGGCCTTGCGTTGCTGTTGATGCCGGGGCCGTTGGCGGCGCAGTCCAAACAGGTCGCGTCCCCCGGCTCCTTCGTTCCGCAATCCGCCCTCGCATTCGGGCGGCCGGGGGAAACCGCCAAGCCCGTCACCGAGGATACCCCTTTGCCGACGCGCGCGGCGGACATGGCCCCGGCCTCGACGCCCGCGCTGACCGGGGTGTCGACCGGGCCTGGGCTGGTCGGGCCGTTCCGCCCGCAGCTGGGCCGGGTGGTCACGGTGGCGCTGTCCGCGTCGAGCTGGGCGGGCGGCAACGCGCAGCTTTTGCGCTCGACCGATAACGGCGCGACGACCTTGCCGCTGACGCCCGGCGGCGTCACGGTCGGCGTGTGGTCGGGGCAGGGCGTCGACCAGCCCTGGGTCGAGACGGAGAAGGGCGCGACGCTCTGGCTCTATCTGCCCTTCGCGGGCATCACCTATCGGGTGTCGTGACCATGCGCTTCCTGAAGCTGCTGTGTGCGCTGTTCGCGCTCGTCGCCATGTCCCTGTCGTCGGCCGCAACCGCGCAGACCGACGCTACCTCCATCAACGCCCGCACGATCGCCCAGCGTGCCTATCAACTGGCGATCGGTCGCAAGCCCAATGTCGTCACGGGCCTGGGCGATAGCCGCGAGGCCGCCAACTATCTCGACCCGTCGTTGCGCAACCGGGGCACCCGGTCGCCGTTGAACTGGGCCAACGCGCTTCTGGGCCAGCGCTTCACGATCGGCGCGACCTTCGGGGTCAGTGGCGACCGAACCGACCAGATGCTGGCGCGATTACCCGCCGCGATCGCGACCAATGCGGGCATTCTTCATGTCTGGGGCGGCATCAACAATATCGGTGCGGTCGCCAGCGGCCCTCCGGCCTTCACGTACACACACGCGGTCACGGGCGAGCCGGTGACGATCGACAATGTGGCGGCGGTCGCGATGCGCGACCTCCGTTATATTTGCGATACTGCGCGCGCGGCCGGGATGATTGTTATCTTGGAAAATGAAGTGGGCGGCTCGACGCTGACCACGACCGAGAAGCTGGCGGCGCTCTACAGCCTTCGTCAGATGATTACCGAATATGCCGAGCGGACGCCCGGCGTGTACGAGCATGACGCCTATCCGGTCGTCATGAACCCTGGGGCGGCCACCCCCACGTTCAAGTCGGGATATTCATACGACGGCATCCACCTGAACGGGCGTGGCGCTTATTGGCATGGCAGGAGCCTGGCGGCCTTGCTCGACCGTTTGGCGGCCCCACGCTTCCCCCTGATCCGCAGCGTCGCCGAGGTCCCGGCCAATGGTCGTCGCCAGCTACTCGCCAACCCGATCTTTGCCACCAATACCGGGGGGACGCTGTCGAGCTGGAACGCGACGGCCAGCACCAATTCGACCAACAGCCTGAATGTCACGTCGTCCAGCACGTTGCCGCTGGGGGCGACCGTCACCGGGGCTGGCATCCCGGCGGGAACGACCATCACCGGCCAGCCCAGCGGCGGCGGCGCAGGTGCCTACACGATGAGTCAGCAAGCCACGGCGACGGCCAGCGGCATCACGGTTGCCGTCACGCCGCTAAGCGGAACCGTCCCGGCGAACTGGTCGGCCAGCATGTCAGCTGGCGGGGGCTTTGCTGCGCTGACCAGCGTGACGAATGCCGACGGTATCGGCAACGGCCTCCAGGCCAGCATCACCTTCGGCGGCGTGGGCAGCTTCACCATCTCGCAAGCGCTTAGCGGGACGGTTGGCGGCGCGTACAATAGCAACCTCCAGGCGGGCGACGAGATCGAGGGGTTCGCACTGGTCGAAATCACGGGCGCATCGAATGCGCTGTCGGGGATCAGCTTGGAATTGGGCGGGGCGACGGCCGGATCGGGCGGGACGAATTTCAGCTCGTTCGATATGTCCGGTCCGAGCGCGTCGAGCGACGCGGGCGTCAATGACACGGCAATCATGACCCTTCGGACGCGACCGATCACGGTCCTCAGTCCGACCGGACCATACCCCTACGTCATTGCCACCGTCCGGGCATCGGCGTTCGCGGCGGGTAGCGCGACGATCGTTATTCGACAGGTCGGCATTCGGCGGCGTGGGGGGAGCTGATATGCGTAAATCTGACCGGGTGGCGGTGGGTCCGCCGCCGGTCGAAACTGTCACATGGTGGTCTGCATAAGGGTAGAACCCAGGTTTCAACGCCGTTTCAGGCCCTCAAACTGTCACAAGCGTGACACTTCGCCCGATCACCCCACGAAAGCGCTGTTTTCAGCCATTCCCATCCCAGAATAGCCCACAATGGCCCGTCCAATCCCACCATGTCACGATGTGACAGTTCATGATCCCCTACAGGCGATGAGCTTTGCCGACGATGCGGCGCGGCTGGCGGGGATGGCGGGCGCGGTGCTGGGCTGGTCGCCCGACCGCTTCTGGCGCGCCACCCCGACCGAGCTTCACGCGGTGGTCGGGGCCTTGACGGGGGCGGGGCAGGGCGGGGGCGATCCGCCGTCGCGCGCCACGCTCGCCCGGTTGCGGGAGATGTATCCGGATGGATGAGCAGGATTTCGCGCCGCGCATCGATATGCGTGGCTTCACTGCGGACATGGCCGCGATGCGCGCCGATCTGTCGCATGGGCTGGGCGATGCCGCTGAGCTGGGCGCGCGTAGCGTCGAGGGGGCGCTGCTCCGGGCGGCGCGGACCGGCCGGTTCGGTTTCGAGGAGCTGAAGGCGACCGCGCTGTCCGCGCTCGACCAGATCGCCCGCGCGGCGTTGCGACAGGGGGTGGGGGCGGTCGGTGACGGCGGCCTGCTGGGTCTGCTGGGCGGACTGGCGTCGGGCCTGCCGGGGCGGGCGACCGGCGGGCCGGTATCGCCCGACCGCCCCTATCTGGTCGGCGAGCGGGGGCCGGAGGTCTTCGTGCCGACCAGCAGCGGCCGGGTGGAGCCGTTGCGCCCCGGTGCGTCGCCGCGCGACGTGCGGGTGGCGATCACGATCAACGCCGGGGCGGGCGAGGCGGCGGGGGTGCTGCAACGCTCCGGCCGCCAGGTGGCGCGTGCGGTTCGCGCGGCGCTGGCAGAGGATTGAGGCGCCCGCGACGGCCCAAGGGACAAGGGGAGGGGAAAACCGGTGCAATGGTGTCTGCATGAGCAGCGGCGGGATCAGCGAAGCGATCATCTGTCACGCTTCGATCCCCGTTACTGGACCGTTGACTTCCCGCGCCCGATGATGGCGGCGGTGGTCGCGAGCGGGGCGGACAGCCTGCGCGTCGACACGGTCTTCTATCGCACCGACGATCTGGCGGGGCTGATCTGGGAGTCGGCCGACCGGCACGACCATCCGCTGCTTCGCTATGACACGGTGCGCGACTATCGCGATTGCCGGTTGCGGTTCCGCTGGCGCTCGGGCGGGATCAAGCCGCTCGACGCGCGACATGGGCCGACGCTGACCATCGAGGGGCGCGACGCAAGCGGCAAGGCCCGCGCTTGGTATGTCCGGCTGTGGAATTATGCGACCGGCACGGCGGAGGATGCGGAGGTCGCGATCGACTTCGCGAACCTGGCGGGCGGATTCAGATTTCCCGAAGAGCGCGATCCCGTCTGGGCGGGCGATGTCGACCGCATGTTCGTCTCGCTGGTCGCGCCCGATTACGATGCCGGGGCGGCCTTTTTGGCGCGGCCGCAGGAGGGGTGGGTCGAGCTGACCGGCATCGCCTGCGACGGGCCGGGCGCGGTGATCGGGGTCGGCGCGGCGGTGCTGCCCGAACAGGGGTTCCGCATCGCCAGCGGCTATGACGACAGCTATCACCTGACGCCGCAGCGTTTGCTGCGCAACATGCTGCACCTCGGCTATCGCGGCGACCTCGTCCATTATGTCGGCATGAGCCATTATTTCCGGCTCGAACGCAGCGGCGACGGGCTGTACGCCAGCCTGGCGGGCGGCGTGCTCAACGCGCCCTGCGCCGCCTGGCATCGCGGGTTCGCGGTCGAGGCCAGCGCACTGGGCTATGACCCGATCTGGTCGCTGTCCTATGAGCTGTTCGACGCGCATTGCTGGGGCGACTGGAAGCAGCGTTCGGCCGATGGCGCGCCGGCGCTGACCGGCTGGTCGCCCCCCTCCACGCTGCTCAGCCCGGCGCATGGCGGGGCGATGGCATATCTCCAGGCGGTGGCGCGCGCGTTCCTGGCGATCGGGCAGGCGGCGGGGCTGCCCCCGAAATTCCAGGTGGGCGAGCCCTGGTGGTGGGTGCGCCCCGCCGACGGCGCGCCGTGCCTGTACGACGCGGCGGCGGTGGCGGCCTTCGCACCGGTGCCGATGGCGAGCATGGCGGAGGCGCGGAGCCAGGCGCAGCGCGATACGCTCGACCGGGCGGGGGCGTGCCTCGCGGCATCGACAGCGGCGCTGTGCGCGGCGGCGAAGGCGGCGGCGCCGGGCTGCGTCACCCATTTGCTGACCTATCTGCCGACCGTGCTCGACCCGGCCGCGCCCGAGGCCGTCCGCGCGAACATGCCGGTCGGCTGGGCGAGCCCGGCCTTCGATATCCTGCAGCTGGAGGATTATGACTGGGTGACGGCGGGCGACACCGCCTCGACCCGCAAGGGCGTCGCGCTGGCCGAGGCGCGGCTGGGCTATCCGCCGGAGCGGCAACATTATTTCTCGGGCTTCGTGCTGCGCGCCGATCAGCGGGCGCAATGGGGCCGGATCGCGGAGGCGGCCGGGGTCGCGCGGGTGCGGGGAATCGCGGCGACCTTCGTCTGGGCGATGCCGCAGGTGATGCGCGACGGGTTCGTCTGTTGGGAAGGGGGAGAGGATCGCGTGCAGGCTTTCGACGATGTGCTGTTCCCGCTGGCGCTGGGCCGCGAGGCGGAGGTGACGCCGGGCTTTTCCACTGCGATCCTGACGAGCGCGGGCGGGCGCGAGGCGCGCAATGCCGCCTGGGCGGAGGCGCGGACCACCTATGATGTCGGCCCCGGCCTCCGCTCTGCCGAGGACATGGCGACGCTGCTCTCCTTCTTCCGCGCGCGGCTGGGCCCAGCACGCGGGTTCCGGCTGCGCGATCCGTTCGACAGCAGCGCCACCGACGAGGCGATCGGCACCGGCGACGGCACCACCCGCCGCTTCGCGCTGCTCCGCCATTATGGCGACCAGCCGCGCCGGATCACCCGGCCGGTCGCGGGCAGTGTCTCGGTCAGGATGGCGGGCCGGGGCGTGACGGGCTTCGTCGTCGAGCCTGGCGGGTGGCTGTTGTTCGACACCGCTCCGGTGGCGGGCGCGGCGATCACCGCCAGCTTCGCCTTCGACGTGCCCGTCCGTTTCGCCGAAGACCGGCTGAGCGTCACGCTGGCCGGGTTTCGCGCCGGGGCGGCGGCGTCGGTGCCGCTGGTCGAGGTGCGTGAGGCATGAGCGGCGACACGCTGACCGGCTGGGTGCTGTGCTGGCGGATCGAGCGGTCTGACGGGGTGACGATCGGGCTGACCGGCCATGACCATGACCTGTGGATCGACGGTCTGCGCTACCGCGCCGCGCCCGGCCTGACGCCCAGCGCGATCCTGCGCGGCGACGGCCTTGACCCCGATCTGATGGACGCCTCGGGTGCACTCACCAGCGAGGCGATCGGCGAGCGCGACCTGCTGGCGGGCCGCTGGGACGGCGCGCGCGTGGCGGCGATCGCGGTCGACTGGAGCGGGGCGGGCGACCCGGTGCCGCTGGGCCAGGGGACGATCGGCGCGGTGCAGCTGGGTGAGGGGGGCTTCACCGCCGAACTGCGCGGCGTCGGCGCGCTGCTCGACCGGCCGGTGGCGGCGGAGACCTCGCCCGACTGCCGCGCCGCGCTGGGCGATCGGCGGTGCCGCGTGCCGATGGCGGGGCGGCGGCGCATCGCGCGGGTGACCGACTGGGACGGCGAGGCGATGCTGACCGTCGCGCACGACGAGCCGGTCGCCAATGCCTATGGCCAGGGGCGGCTGATCTGGTTCGGCGGCGCCAATAGCGGGCTGGAGGCGGTGGTGTTGCGGTCGGAGGGGCGGCGTCTGTGGCTGGCCGCCACGCCCGCCTTCTCGGTCGAGGGTATGCCGCTGGTCGAGCTGGTCGAGGGGTGCGACAAGCGGCTGGAGACCTGTGTCGCGCGGTTCGGCAACGTCCTGAATTTCCGGGGCGAGCCGTTCCTGCCCGGCATCGACCTGCTCACCCGCTATCCCGGCGCATGAGCGCGGTGGCGGCGGCAGCGGTCGCGCTGATCGGCGTGCGGTTCCGGCTGCACGGACGCGACCCGGCGCATGGGCTGGACTGTGTCGGGCTGGTCGCGGCGGCGACCGGGCGGGCGGCGCCGACCGGCTATGGCTGGCGCAGCGGCGACGCGGCGAAGGCGGCGGCGGCGCTCGATGCGCAATTTCAGAGGACGACGGATTCGCCGGGCGCGGTGCTGTTGCTGCGTGCCGGGCCGGGGCAGCTCCATCTGGCGATCCGGGTCGGTGACGGGATCGTCCATGCCGATGCGGGCCTGCGCCGGGTCGCCTGGCGGCCGGGTGCACCGCCCTGGCCGGTGCTGGGCTGTTGGAAGGGGGAGGGATAATGGCGACCTTGGTGTTGGGCACGGTGGGGCGGGCGCTGCTGGGGCCGGTGGGCGGCGCGATCGGCGCGCTGATCGGCAACCGCGTGGATCATGCGGTGCTGGGCCCGCGACGGCAGCAGGGCCCGCGCCTGACCGAGCTGTCGGTCCAGACCTCGACCTATGGCACGCAGATGCCCGCCGTCTTCGGCACGATGCGGGTCGCCGGGCCGGTGATCTGGGCGACCGATCTGGTCGAGGCGCGCGGGCTGACCGGCGGGGGCAAGGGGCGTCCGGCGACCGAAAGCTATAGCTATACCGCCAATTTCGCGGTCGCCTTGTCGGGGCGGCCGATCCGGCGGGTGGGGCGTATCTGGGCCGATGGCCGGTTGCTGCGCGGGGCGGCGGGCGATTTCAAGGTGGCGACGGGCTTTCGCCTCCATCCCGGCACCGAGGATCAGCCGGTCGACCCGCTGATCGCCTCGGTCGAGGGGGCGCGCGCCTCGGCCTGTCGGGGCCTGGCCTATGCGGTATTCGAGGGGCTGGCGCTGGCCGAGTTCGGCAATCGCATCCCTCAGCTGACCTTCGAGGTCGAGGCGGACGAGGCGCCGCTGTCCTGCCGTGCCATCGCGCAGGCATTGTGCGGGCAGGTGCGCGGCGGCGATGCGGGCGCGACCGTCGCGGGATTCGCCGCAAGCGGGGGCAGCGTGCGCGCGGTCCTCGACATGCTGGCCGATATGAGCGGCGGGCAATGGGTCGCCGAGGGCGACGGCATCCGGCTGGTCGCGCCGTCCGCATCCGCCACGCCCGCCGTCACCATCCGCGACGACGCCGTGGCGGCGGACGGCCATGGGCGGCGCGGCCAGCGCGCCATCGCCAGCGAGGCGAGCATCGCCGCCAGCGTGACGGTGGCGCATTACGATCCCGCCCGCGACTATCAGATCGGGCAGCAGCGCGCGCGTCGCCCCGGCGGAGTGCGCGACGAGCGGCTGGAGCTGGCCGCCGCGCTGGATGCGGCGACCGCGCGGACATTGGCGCAGGATCGGCTGGCGCGGCTGTCGGTCGAGCGGGTGCGCCGCACGGTGACGCTCGGCCCCGAAGCGCTGGCCATCGCGCCGGGCACCATCGTCGCGATCGCGGGAGAGGCGGGGCGCTGGCGGGTGATCGAAGCCGCCTGGGAGAATATGGCGGTGCGGCTGACCTGCGTGCCGCTGGGCCGGGGCGGGCCGATGCTGCCCGCCGCATCCGGCCGGATCGCGCCCGCGCCGGACCGGGCCATCGGCGCCACCCGGCTGATCGCCTTCGAAGCGCCGCCGCTCGACGACCAGCCGCTCGGCACGCCGCGCCTGTCGGTGGTGGCGGCGGGCGGTCCCGGATGGCGGCAGGCCTCGCTCGCCTATAGCCTGGACGACGGCGCGAGCTGGACCGCGCTGGGCCTGACGGCGATGCCCGGCGTGATCGGGCGGGTGACGGCGGTCTCCCCCGGCGGGGCGATCGGCCTGATCGACCGGCGCGGGACCTTCGTCGTCGCGCTGGCGGAGGATCTGGCGGATGCCGATCCGGCCGCGATCGATGCGGGGGCCAATCTCGCCTGGGTCGGCGGCGAGCTGTTGCAGTTCGCGCGCGCCGAGCCGCTGGGCGACGGACAATGGCGGCTCAGCCAGCTGCGACGCGGCCTGCGCGGGACCGAGGCGATGGTCGGCCAGGCCGGGCCCGGCGACGCCTTCGTCCTGATCGCGGCGGCCAGCGTCCGGACGATCGACATTCCCGTCACGATGCTGGGCACTCGGGTCCGCTTCCTGGCGTATGGCGTGGGCGACGGTGTCGAGGGGGTGCAGGCATCGGCGATGGTGACCGGCCAGTCGGTCCGCCCGCCCGCGCCGGTCCATCTCCGCTGGCGGCGGGGCGAAGACGGACGGGTCACGATCGGCTGGACCCGACGGAGCCGCATCGGCTGGGGCTGGACGGACCGGGTCGACGCGCCGCTGGGGGAGGAGAGCGAGCGCTACCGCGTGACGATCGGCGAGCGGGAGGAGGATGTCTCGGCACCCGTCTGGACGGGCAGCGCGCCCGTCGGGACGCGGGTGGCGGTGCGGCAATTGGGGACGCTGGCGGCATCGTTGCCGCTGGTCGCGATATTGGGGGAGGGACGAGATGGGTGA